CAACTGGAGCATCTACAGGAGCATCAACTGGAGCATCAACTGGAGCATCAACTGGAGCATCAACTGGAGCATCAACTGGAGCATCTACAGGAGCATCAACTGGAGCATCAACTTGAGCATCAACTGGAGCATCTACAGGAGCATCAACTGGAGCATCTACAGGAGCATCTACAGGAACATCAACAGGAGCATCTACAGGAACATCAACTGGAGCATCTACAGGAGCATCTACAGGAGCATCAACTGGAGCATCTACAGGAGCATCAACTGGAGAATCTACAGGAGCATCAACTGGAGCATCTACAGGAGCATCTACAGGAGCATCAACTGGAGCATCAACTGGAGCATCAACTGGAGCATCAACTGGAGCATCAACAGGAGCATCAACAGGAGCATCTACAGGAGCATCAACAGGAGCATCTACAGGAGCAGCATTTGAAGCAATTGTTTGCTTTCTGTTTTCAAAAATAACATCGCGATTATCCATATTTTTCTTATACTCTTTCATTAGAGTATTAAGTTGAGTTTCAGCATATTCTTGATTTTCAAGACATTCAGGGTTAGGAGACCATGGGCACCAACAACCTACTTGAGCAATATAAATATTAAATTTATTATCAATCTTCTTCAAAAATTCACAACGATTTTTTGCTTCTTCAATAGTATCAAAAGTACCTCTTACTTTAATTCCGCGAATAGAAGTAATAAAGTTATTATCAGTATGATAATTTTTTTCTAATTCTTCACTATTAACTGATTTGAAAAAATTTAATTGCTCATTCATTTCTACATTATTAAATAAGTAATTATAATTTTCAATGATATTATTTACAATATCTTTTTGTTCAGGATATTTTTCTTTAATACCTTCTAGAAGATTTTTCACATCTCCACTAAATTTTTCAATAAATTTGCTAAAAATATAGGCTTCTTTATTTACAATAACATCTTCTGGACTAATAAATGAAATAAGAACAAAATTTTGCCCTCTAATAGGTTTATCTTCGTCTAAATAATCAACCTCTCTTGTGGATACAAGAGCCGAATTCTGCACATCAGTCATATTGTTATTCTTAATATATATATATATAATTATATTTAATCTTCTTATATATTTTTTATATTAAAATATTTTAATATGATAGAATAATGAGAGACGATTATAGATACGTTTTATTATATTATATACTACTTGGGTTTATAATATCTCTTGTAACTTTATTAATTAGATATAGAAGTTTAGAACCTATTAAAATATCAATATTAACAATTATAATTGCATTAATATTATATATAATAGATTTATATACAAATAATACCTATAATTTGGGTTTAAGTAATATGTGAAAAATTTATTAATTAAAAATGAGTACATAATTAAAAAATATTTAGAAATTTTAAAAAGTTTATAAAAGTTTAAGAAAAATAAAATTATGTACTCATTTTCAAAATTAGTAAATTATAAGGAAGGTATTATTTTATAATTTAAATCTATACAAATCTTCTTCCATATTTGGTCCTGAACATATAATTTCTCTCTACTTTTCAATAATGGAAAATACTTTAAATACTCATTTAATCCTAATATTTGAAAGAATTTGTATAAAACATAACTATATGAAAGAAAATTCTTCCTATCTTTAGGACAATGTTTTAAAAAGGGTGCTTGAATACTTCTAAACATACTGCACAACTTATCTTCTAATTCAGGACTAAATTGTGGCGTAGGTATCCCGTTAATTCTATTTATAATGTAATTAATATGTTCATAATATTTGTTTATTCTTAATCTTTTTAGGATATCTCTCATTTTTAAATATGTTATTTTCTTTAAATCTGTAATTTTTTCTTTCTTAATCTCTATTAAAATTTTTTCAAAAATTTCATCTGGAATATCGGTGCTTTCCTTTCCTTGTACTTGGTTACACCATTCTCTAAAATGATTTATTCTTTTATAACAAAAGTGAGAAGTATCCTTTGTATTCTGCTTTAATATAGGTCTATTTTGTTCTACTAATAATAATTCTTGATATCCGCAAAAATTACAAACTATTATTGCGTCATATTGGAGACACATCATACTATTTTTACAAACCTTGCAAATCTCTATATTTTCTTCTTCAACAGTTCTAATATATTTATTGTTAATTATCGCCATATATTTATCTACCAAAGAACTTTTATCTTGTATAGTGTCTGATTTATCTTTATCAGTATCATTATAATAGAATTCTTTCTCATAAAAATTAGTATCATTATTAGTATCATTATTATCATTACTAATAATTCTATCACCAGTATTATATTCGCAACTGTTGTTTTTTTCGTCAACAGTTTTTTCCACATTTTGTTTTTTTTTATCTATGTTATTTAATGCTTCCAAAACGTTTATTGTATTAACATTAATACCCTTCTTTTTTTTATTATTATCTTTTTTATATATTTTTGATTTATTGTTAATATCTTTTAAATAATTTAAATTTTGATTAATATCTGACTGTTTGCTTACAGTATCATAATATTGAAATAATATATCACTTGTATTTTTATAATATTCTATTTCATCTAATTTATTTAATTCATTCAATTTTGATTTTATATCTAATATTTCTTCGCTTAATTCTATATTACTAAACCATAATTTAGTATTTATATCTTTATTTGTACTATTTCTAATAATATTTAATATATTATTTTTTTCTTCTTCGCAAAATTTTAGTTTATTTTCATAATACAGTTTTTCTTTATCGCTCTTTTCAAAATCTTTTATCATATTATTATGCATTGCATCTAATGTAAAAGTTTCATTTATATCAACAGATACCTTTTTCTTTGATGACTTCTCTTTAAACATCATTATATTTGAATTATAAATATTAAGGTTTATATACAAAATTAAATTTGTGTCATATAATCTATATTTTTTTCTCCTCTAATAGTATAAAGAATATAGCGTAAATGGGTGGTGGTCTTCTTCAATTAGTAGCTTATGGTGCTCAGGATGTTTATTTAACTGGTAATCCTCAAATTACCTTTTTTAAAGTAGTTTATCGTCGTCATACTAACTTCGCTATTGAAGCTATACAGCAGACATTTAATGGAAATGTTGGATATGGAAACACTGTAACCTGTCAAATATCGCGCAACGGTGATTTAATTAATCGCATGTATTTACAAGTTGATGTGCCCAAGAAAAAAAGCACCTCTAGAAGTGATTCATATGTAAATTACTTAGGTCTACGCTTAATAAAATCTGTAGTAGTAGAAATTGGTGGACAACAAATAGATAAACATTATTCCGATTGGTTATACATATGGAATGAGTTATCATTACCCTTAGGCAAAAGATATGCTTATGATACTATGGTTGGCGCTGATAAAGATATAATATCTAACAAAGCTACCACGTTATACATACCATTTGAGTTTTGGTTTTGCCGCAATGTAGGTTTAGCTCTTCCTTTAATTGCTCTTCAATATCACGAAGTTAAAGTTAAAATCGATTTAGAAACAAAAGCCAATTGTTTAATAACTGGCAGTACTGAAACCGAATTTGATGATATAAAGAATGCCTCATTATGGGTTGACTATATATTCTTAGATACTGATGAACGCAGAAGATTTGCTCAATTATCTCACGAATACTTAATAGAACAACTTCAATTTACAGGAACTGAAACCCTTAATGCAAGCAAAAACAGAATTAAACTAAATTTCAATCACCCATGCAAAGAATTAATCTGGGTAGCAAAAAGCACTGGAACTCACAAATTGAATAGATGGTATGACTATAATTTAGCTACAACTGCTATAAATGATAGAGTCGCTCCTTATTCACTATATAGTAGTAATATTATTGAAGATGTAGATCCGTCAGCAGCTGCTTATAATAATCCTTTTAAAACAGCTATTTTACAATTAAATGGCAATGATCGTTTTGCAGAACGAGGAGGATTATACTTCACACACGTTCAACCTTATCAACATCACACTTGCATTCCAGTTAATAATCCTATAAATGTATACTCATTTGCTCTTAAACCAGAGGACCATCAACCAAGCGGCACTCTTAATATGTCTCGTATCGACACTGCAACTTTAATGGTTGATGTTAAAGATCCTACGCTAGAGACTGGTACTCCGACTGCGACTGAATTTAAATACGAGGGTATTAATATATATGCGGTAAATTACAACGTATTACGTATATTATCTGGAATGGGTGGTTTAGCGTATTCTAATTAGTTATAATAAAATGTGTTATATAATTCCCTTTTTTTTTTCTCCTCTAATAGTATAAAGAATATAGCGTAAATGGGTGGTGGTCTTCTTCAATTAGTAGCTTATGGTGCTCAGGATGTTTATTTAACTGGTAATCCTCAAATTACCTTTTTTAAAGTTGTTTATCGTCGTCATACTAACTTTGCTATTGAAGCCATTCAACAAACTTTTAACGGAACTCCTACTTTTGGTAATCGTGTAACTTGCCAAATATCAAGAAATGGCGATTTAATACATCGCATATATTTATCTGTACTTGATTATACTTCAGGCAGTGCTGCCGGTGCAACTGTTTGTCCTTATTTCGGTCTTCGCTTAATTGATTATGTAGAAATTGAAATAGGTGGTCAAAAAATAGATAAACATTATTCTCATTGGATGTATGTATGGAATGAACTTTCATTACCTAAAGCTAAAAAAGAAGCTTATCAAAAAATGGTTGGCGCCAATAAAACTGTTGGTAAATTAGAAAAAGCTGATCTACATATACCTTTAGAATTCTGGTTTTGCCGTAATGTAGGTCTAGCACTACCTTTAATTGCTCTACAATACCACGAAGTTAAGATAAATATTTTATTCCAAGATAAAGCAAAATGTCAAGGTTCAACTAATGTTATAAATGAATTATCATCTGTAAATTTATGGGTTGATTACATATTTTTAGACACCGATGAACGCAGAAGATTTGCTCAATTATCTCACGAATATTTAATAGAACAATTGCAATTTACTGGTGCTGAAACTGTAAATGCCGTAAACATGAAACCCAAACTATCTTTTAATCATCCTTGCAAAGAATTAGTCTGGTTTTCTGCTTGCGATCATGGGGATGCGAATAATAATTGGATAAATTATTCTACTACACCAAACACTTATACTACCAATGGTGAAATATATCCACCAACATCTGCGGTTAGAAGTAAAAATCCTGTTGCATCCGCTAAACTTGTATTAAATGGCAATGATCGCTTTTCCTCAAGACCTGGTTCTTATTTCAATTTAATACAACCTTATCAACATCACGAAAATATTCCCCAAAACCCTGGTATCAATGTATATTCATTTGCTCTAAAACCCGAAGAACATCAACCAAGCGGTACTCTCAATATGTCTCGTATTGATACTGCTGTTCTTAATTTAGATATGGACAGTACATATGTAAGCAATGCTTCTTCTAAAAATCTTCATGTATATGCTGTTAATTATAACGTATTACGCATATTATCGGGTATGGGAGGTTTAGCATATTCTAATTAAATTATATTAATTATCTTATACGTTGTTAAATTGCTATAATATCCCTTTTTTTTTTCTCCTCTAATAGTATAAAGAATATAGCGTAAATGGGTGGTGGTCTTCTTCAATTAGTAGCTTATGGTGCTCAGGATGTTTATTTAACTGGTAATCCTCAAATTACCTTTTTCAAAGTTGTTTATCGTCGTCATACTAACTTCGCTATTGAAGCTATTGAACAAACAGCTACAGGAAGTAATTCGCTAGGTTCACGTGCAACTTTTCAACTAACCCGTAATGGCGATTTAATACACCGTATTTATTTTTACGGAAAAATAAAAAATAAAGCTTCAGGAACTGCTGCCTCGAACAAAGTAGCTTTAGTTCCTAATTTTGGACAAAAATTATTAAAAACTATTGAACTTGAAATCGGGGGTCAACGTATAGATAAACATTATTCTGAATGGTTATACATATGGAATGAGTTATCTTTACCTATGGGCAAACGCGAAGGTTATCATAAAATGATTGGTGGAAATTCATCAAATAATTGTACACTATTAAATGCGACTGAATCTTATGAATTATATGTTCCTTTAGAATTCTGGTTTTGCCGCAATGTAGGTCTAGCACTTCCCTTAATAGCTCTTCAATATCACGAAGTCAAAATAAATATTGAATATGAATCTGCTGCTAACTTATTTGATAAAGATGCTAAAAATACAACTTTTGAAAGTAACACCACAAACAACACCTACACTGTAAATGATATAGTTTTAGAAGATCCTAAATTATGGGTTGACTATATATTCTTAGATACAGATGAACGCAGAAGATTTGCTCAATTATCGCACGAATATTTAATTGAACAATTACAATTCACTGGAACTGATAATATAACGGCTTCTAGTTCTGCTGATGGTATGAAAAGTATGCGTATGAATTTTAATCATCCTTGCAAAGAACTTGTATGGGCTATTAAAAAGACTGAAGAAGGTGTATATTGGAATAACTTTTCTACTGCAAACCCATTATCATCAACTGCCACTCTCAACGATTATTATAATTCAACAAATCCAGTAATGCAAGCTAAAATAATGCTTAATGGCAATGATCGTTTTGCGCAAAGAAGAGGCGACTATTTTTCATTAGTCCAACCTTACCAACATCACGAAAATACTCCTGATGATTTCCATAAAGGCATCAATGTTTATTCATTCGCTCTAAAACCCGAAGAACATCAACCAAGTGGCACTCTCAATATGTCTCGTATAGATACTGCGGTTCTTTCATTATCATCACATATAGCTGGAAATATCTACATATATGCAGTAAATTACAATGTATTACGTATATTATCTGGTATGGGTGGTCTTGCCTATTCTAATTAAATATAATGTTTACGATATATCAACGATAAAATATTTTCGTTTTTTAATTTATAATTATTATCTATTGATAACATTATATTATATAACGTTTTTGATATTTGTATTGATGCCTTATGAATATCATTATTAGTCAGATTATATTTATTTCTTTGATTAAAATAATATAAAATAATATCTTCTAAATAAGGTAAGCATCCTTTATTCATTGAATCTGTATATTTACACACATTTATTTTATATGTTATATACAAATTTTCTTTATTTGTAAAACTTCTAATATTATTTACACTATTCCTAACCTTATTTAGTATTTTCTTATAATTATTATTCTCATAACTAATTTTTTTAGTTAAATAACATTTTAACATATCACAATTATACTTATTTTTCTTCTCTATCACTATACTTCTGAATTTCGTCTCTCTTTCAACAAAGATATTAGAAGACTTATTTATCTCGCTCAACTTTTTAAGTTCGCAATAGGTTTGCAAATACTTAACAATATTTGAATAATAATCCTTATCAGTAAAGTCCATTAGAATTAATTATATTAATTATAAATTCTTCTATATAAATCAATTTTTAATATTTGTTTTATAAATTAAATATTATTAAATTAAAAAAATAATATATAACGCATAACATATACTTTAAAATACAAAGTAATCGTAACTAATCATCGCATATTACAACCTCTTTAATATATGGTGCTAAAATTTCATCTACAATAAATTCTGGTTTAAAGTCATCGTAATTCATGAAAATTTTAAGAAGTTGTTCAGAAAATCCAGAAACAATCGCAGTACCTTCGGTATTGCAATTTACAGGGAAAACTTCTTTGCTATTAGAATTGAGGTTCCAGAATATAAATTTAGGAGCATCATAATTATTTTCCTTATATTTTTTAACAATAGTTTTATATACTGTATCTAATGAATTATTAGGATCATTATCATCAAAATTGTTTCTTTGATTGCTACAAGCATTATTAAATTGCATATCAGTAAATACAAACATTTTTTTAGGCATATTTTCTTGCGGAACATTTAACAATTTTGCATAATTTATAATTAATTCATTGCATTTAACAAAATTTGTACTAAAACCATATTCAATATTTAGAAGATTTGTGATGCATTCATGAAGAGTTGGAATTAAACATGTATCTTTATCAAGTTTATCAGACAAATTTACAATTTCTGGCTCTTCGCTAAAAGTAATTAATTTATTCTTAAATTGTCCTGTGCAACAAATAGATGTAATAATTCCTAGAGCAATAGCAACTTGTGCAGGAATAGTTCCGTTTTCTGCATTAAACATAGACCCTGATAAATCTACAACAGAGATAGTATTATTAAAATTACCAGAATTTTTAACATTTTCAATAATTGTTCTCCATTGCATTTCTGTAGTTTCGCATATAGGAACATTATCAAGACATCTCAGATCTGCAATATAATTACCTACCAATTCGTGAGGAAGAATTCCAGTAACATTTATCTTCTTCTTATTATTTTTTACATCTTCAAGATATTGTCTATATCTTGCTTCATCATGTTTAATGAATGTATTTTTTAAATTTTTTGACGCAACTGCTGGAACACTTTCATAATTAATATCACTCCATTTTTGTTCGCACAATTTTTTTTCTACAATATCAATATGCGCTCTTAAAGGTACTAAATACTCTTTTCTATATTTTTCCATTTTATTTGCATCTTTGCTCCCATAAATAATTGAAGCAATTTTTTTTGCATAATGTCTCCTTTTATCGTACTTATCATTTTCGCTCGATGCCCATTTAGCACATAGAGATACGCTTTTATTATTACTCAAATTCACTTTATCTTCAATTAATTTATAAGCGAATAGTGCAAGTTCATGCTTTTGATCAGAACTCTTTAACTTATATCCAATATAATTGAGGTCCTTCCAGCATCCATATTTTTCAATATATTTTTTAATATTATTTAAATATGTAGTAAATTTATTTTTTCTCAACCACAACATAGCATCGTTTGCTACTTTTTTTTCTTTTTTTCCCTTGTCTCTATCACGACCATTAAAGATAATTGCTACTGTTTTTTTAGGATCTTCTATCCAACACTTTTCAAGATAATCGTAACTAGTTTTAATATCTAAATCTCTCATAAATAACATAAAATAATCAACAATGATATTATTTGTACTTTTTAAGGCAATTCCTCCATTGTCAGTAGTAGTAATATTATTCTCAAGTTGCATACTTGTTTTATATTAATATATAATTAATCATTTATATCAATTTTTATTATATTTAGAAAAAATAAGAATTATTAAAATTATTTAGGCAGCAGTAGCTTGAGCTTGTTTGCTTGCTGATGGTGGAAAATGATGTGAGATTAGTTTTTGTAGAATAAAATAATTGATATCCTCTTGGTCTCCAACATTTAGAATTTTTTTAAGTTTATCATCAGGTAGAATAAAACGCTTGTTCTCTGGTTTGTTGAGGTTATGTTCCTTTACATAAGTATTGATGAAACGAGTAATGTCGGTACGCGATTTCTCAGTGCCGTGAGGAACACCGATAAAATCACATAGTTCATCTGAAATTTTATTAGGTTTGGCAAATCCTGAAGGAGAGTTCTTAGCATTTTGACGTTTCTTTTGGGCTTTCTCGATAATTTTTTGTTGTTTGTCATATTCCTTGCTTAGAACTTTTAGAAGCGCTTGAACTTCTTTGAAACTAGTGAAAAGAGTATTCACTTTTTCGATAATAGTACCAACTAGGTTATCTTTAACGGGAGTACCGTCTACATTTACAGGAACGCTAGAATCAGGTTCGACAGTTTCAGGTGCACTTATTGCAACAGTCTTAGGAACTTTAGCGTCTTTTGGAACAGGTGTTTTATCTTCAACTACTTTTGAAACAACGCCTTTTTTAGGAGGTTGTTTCAATTCTACAGGTGGTACAGGAGGTACTACTGGAGAAGGGGTCGGTGCAGATTGAGCAGGTTTTTTAGTTTGCGCCATTATGTATTCAGTTTATGAATACATATATTATTATATGTTTATATCATTTTATAACATCACAATTATATTTTATTTATAATAGTTAAATAATGAAAATAAAACGCATTGGTACTTATATTACAGGATTTAAATACTATAAAAATGATATAGAAATTACTGATAACATTTTGATAGAAAAAATAAAGAAAATGAAAATTCCTCCTGCGTATAATAATGTTACAATAGTTAATAATAAGAAAATACTGGCATATGGATATGATAGTAAAAATAGAAAACAGATTATATATAATCCTAAATATATAAATATTCAAAATTGCAAAAAATACAATAAGATAGAAGATTGTAATAAATATTTTTTGAAAATAAAGAATTGTATTTCTAAGGATATAAAATCTACTGATGAAAAAACTAAAATTAATGCTATGATTATAACATTAATATTATGCTGCGGTTTTAGAATTGGTAATAAAAAATACGAAAAAGAAAATAATTCATATGGAATTACTACATTAAAATTATCTCATATAAATTGTGATAATAAAAATTGCCATATAATTTTTGATTTTATCGGCAAAAAAGGTGTTCGTAATAAATCTGTATGTAAGAATAAATATATATATCAGTATATATCTAAAAAATTAATAGCATATCAAGATAATAAAGAAATTGATGAATATATATTTACTTGCAATAATATTCGCATAAATTCAACTGATGTTAATAATTATTTGATAGATAAATTAGGTGTAAAAATTACTTCTAAAGATTTGCGTACATGGAATGCTAATAATTTATTTACTAAATTTTTAAATAAATCAAATAATTGCAAAAATCCTATTAAAAAAGCTTTAGAATTAACCGCTATTGAATTACATAATACCCCTGCTGTATGTAAAAATAGTTATATTGATCCAAGAATTATTGAATATGCAAAAAATCAAATAATTAATAAAAATTGACTTTTTTATTATTATATAATAATAAGATATATATTTATTATTAATAAATAGTTATGGATATCGATATTGTTAATATTAATATTGAAGAAATGCTAGTTTATCGCGGTGATGATGTTTCCATATTTAAAGAACACTTATTATCTATGAATAAAGAAGATTTCGAGACAGATAGAAATGTTATTGATATTCAAACTTCCAATACATCTGTAATTTATGCTCTTACTAAAAAATTAAGAAAAATGATAATTGATGAATTAAAAGAAAAAATAAAAGACAGTAATAATACTAACGATTTTACTAGTAAATATGGGTCAAAAAATAATGTTATATTAATATTTAATAATGAATCAATATCAACAACAGTAAAATCCTTATTAAATAAATATGACAAACTTTTCCAAAAAAATGGAGGACAACTTCAATATTTTACATTGCAACAATTGATGTTCAATCCTACAAAACATGAGTATGTACCCACACATACTAAACTTACAGAAGAAGAAGCAAAAGAATTTATGAAAGAGTATATGACAAGAACTAAGATGCATATGCATGTAATTTTACAAAGCGATCCTATCGCTAAATGGATTGGATTAAAGCATGGAGATATAGTAAAAATAAATAGGTATAATGAAAATAGCGGCGAATCTTTTTCTTATAGGTCTTGTATTTAAAAATATAATATATTTTAAAATAATAGAGTATTAAATAAATAATGTCTACTAGTATAGATACATCACAAAATAATAATTATAAAGATTTATACAAAGTGTTTGGTGAACTGCTATCAATTATTAAAAAAAATTCAATTAGTAACTTTAAAGACGGTGATACTATTAGAGATATAAATAATTCTAATACAATTTTTCAAGCCGCATTAACATTTTTAGTTCCGTCTTTTGAAGGTACTTTAGCTAACGGTGGTTACTCTGCAACTGATAAATTTCCGATCCCAGTAGAAAATACTAGTGAATTAAAAATACTTCAAACAACCACTTTTAATAATGAAATTTTTAAAAACACATTAAGCAATTGTTTTAATTTAAATATTGACCAATCTAAATATGCAAGTGAACAAGCAGGTGTAACTAATGCAGAAATAGAAAAATTAGTTGCAAATGGTTCAAGAATAAAACAACACTTACATTATTATAATAAAATATTAACTGAATCAGGAATAGGAGGTACTAAACTACAATTTGATGAAGCAATTGTAAAAAATATATATTATACGATATTTTTATTAGATATTTATATAAAAATAATTGAAGCATTTTTAACAGTTGAATTTAATGTAAATTATCAAAATAATCAATCTTATTGGGATAATACACGATTGGAAGTATTGTCGACGACTTATGCAGAGACTAATGCGGATTATAATAGATTAGTAAATTTTTCTCAATTAGCAATTTCATATGATAATAAAAAATATGTAAAAGATTATACAAAAATACACATAGTTACAAAACCCTTATTAAAACAAGATAGTGTTGAAGTGGCAAGAGGTTTATTTATTATAGAACCTGATAATGATAAATACAAATATGCTGAATCTGGTTTATATTTATATATTGGAAATGATTTTGTTGATCATAATGCTTCTTTACGTTATTTTGATATGAGCGAAATGAGAGCAGCGTCAACAATAAGACCTAGTTCTAAACCTGCAAATATATTACAGCAAGTAAATAATAATTATACATTTGAAGATAGAAATGGCAGTTTAGCAGATGGTGTAAGTTTAATAACCGGAACTGATAAATATAGTTATGGATACAAACAATATAATTTTAATGATGTTCCAGGAGGAGATTTTACCGAAAATAAAAAACCTTATCAAAAATTTATAAGAACATTTTTAATAATGTTAAGAAATATAAAATATTCGAGCTTGAATTCGACTTTAGAATATTTAAAAGTATTTTTTAAAGGTCTTAAGAAATTATTATTATCTTCAATTTACTCAATAAATATTTATTATAATTTAGCATATTCTTTAAAAAATTGCTTACTATTAAATTATCCAAAATATAAAGCAAGTGAAGATACTGTAACTTCCGCTAATAAGTTTATAACTTATATTACTAACTCTACTACAATTACTCCGAACGAAGTAGATAAAACTCAGTTTAATTCAAATTATGAAAAAACATTTGTTTACAAAGTTAATAAACTTAATGGAAATTTTAAAACAGTTCTTGATAAAAACATTAATTTATTAGAAAATAATATAAATATAAATATAAGCCCTGCTTCTAATAGCATGCATTCGTATGTTGCAGATGATAATTATTTAATATATTCTGGTTTCGTATATGATTCTTTAAATAATAGTATAAATCCTTATACAGGAGAAAGTATTCCTGCTATTGAAAAAGTTAAAGATAAATTAATTAGAGATACACTTGAAACGAAAACAAGATATTCTATACTTATACCTGAATATAATATTCTTTTTACCATTAATGATGTTAAAATGAGTAATGGTAATAATCCTATAATATTATTAAAAGAATTTGAAAGTATATTAAAAGATAGACCTTTAGAATCAGGAAGTACAACTAAATATTTACACCAAAATGTAAAAGTATATTTATACGAAAATTCAATCTATGAATTAAAAAACACAAATGATCGTTTAAAATCTTCAATAGAAAATATTGATAGAAATATTAATTCTAATAAAACAAAAATTTTAAATAATACTTCATTATATGAAGTTAATAAATCTAAAAATACAATATTATATTATGAATATGTTATATATATTACAATAGTTGCAATAATACTTGCTGTAATATTTATTATTAATATCGCCAAAATTGACAAATCATTAATAAGAATAATATCAGCAGCTTGTTTTGGAGTAACTATATTAATGTTAGCTGTATATTATATAATTAATGTTTTATTCATTACTGAAAGTTATATTGAAAGATTTACTGCAAGCTCACAATATACAACAGTTTACTCTACATCCATATGTGATAATGATTGTGTTGATCCAACCTCTTCTATAACAGGAGTGCAAAAAGCAGAAAATGATTCTAATATTTTAGAGAGAAAAAGATCTCTTGTTATGAATCGATTAGTAGATAGAGCAAGAGAATTAATAAATGCAATTAAAATGACATTTTATTATACTGATACTCAAACATTATTTAATAAAGAAACTGATTTAAATAGTTTAATATCAAATAGATACAATGATAAAAATTATGTTAATTATTTCCTTGAAAATAAAACAGGAGATGCACACTTAAATACAGATTTCATAAAATATGAAAATGCTAATTATGATGTATATATATATTCAATTATATTACTATCAATAATAATTGTAGGTTTTTATACTATTAATCTTTTTACAAATAATATGTATTTAGGAATACTCTTTTTAATAGCTATTATTTTGATAATTTGTTTATTTACCTATTTCATTATTAATATTAACAAAATTGTTAGAACTGTATCATCTAACTATTATTGGGGTAGAGAATTTGTGAAAAGTTATGAAAATTTCGAAAATGCTCCAGAAGATGACGAAGATGACGAAGATGATGAAGATAATTATACACCGACTAATGATACTTATAATAATTCGAAAACTCCTGCTACTCCTACTACTCCTGCTACTCCTGCTACTCCTGCCACTCCTGCCACTCATGCTACTCCTGCTACTCCTGCCACTCCTGCTACTCCTGCTACTCATGCTACTCCTGCTACTCCTGCTACCCCTGATATCGCTTCTAATACTTCAAAGACAACAAAAAATTATAATAATAAAGAACTTATAAAAATTATAAAATCTTCACAAACAAGAGAATAATCAATCATAACAATATATAATATAAACTTTTTTTTATCTATTTTTATTTATAATAATAATAAAAATACTTATGAATAATTCCATATATTATTAAAATGGCAACACTAGAATATAGTTCAGAAACTGAAGAAACTGAAGAAACTGAAGAAACTGAAGAAACTGAAGAAACTGAAGAAACTGAAGAAACTGAAGAAACTGAAGAAACTGAAGAAACTGAAGAAACTGAAGAAATTGAAGAAGCAGAAGAAGCAGAAGAAGCAGAAGAAGCAGAAGAGGCAGAAGAAGTAGAAGAAGCAGAAGAAGCAGAAGAAGCAGAATATACAAAACTATCAGAAGATATTATCAATAAAAATATAAATAGATTATATTACAATAATAATTTTAATAAATTTCAAGACGAATTAGATAATAAAAATAATAATATGATATATCTAATATTAAATAATAACAATAATTCAAAAAAAAGTTCTTTAAATCTTAGAAAACATCCTATAAATAAGAAAGTCTATAAATTTTATAATAGATATAATACTATAGAAAAAAAATTCTTTGATATTTTGCCAGAAAATGATAAGATAAATTTAGTTAATATAGAAGAAAGTGTTGATAACTGTTCTATTCTTACAGAAGTTCCTATTCGTTTTAAGATACTCAATTCAGATATTAATATACGTACAAAAAAAAGTATACTAACTAAAATTGAAAATTTTAATAAAATGAACAATAATTCATCTGAATATTATAAACTTAGTTCGTGGTTATTAGCATTAAATAATATTCCTTTTAATAATTTTTATGAAATACCTATTAAAATTACAGATGGCAATGAATCTATATGCAATTTTTTAAATAATATAAGAGAACGTATGGACGAGACTGTATATGGTCATAAAGATGCAAAAGAGCAAATAGTAAGAGTTTTAGCACAATTAATATCATTTCCAAAAGCATCTGGATATATAATTGGAATACAAGGAAGTGCAGGTGTTGGAAAAACTAAACTTATAAAAGAAGGTATTTGCAATGCTCTAAATTATCCTAATGTTTTTATATCACTTAGTGGTACAGACGATGCATCTTTTCTCAAGGGTCATTCTTACACGTATGAAGGTTCTTCTTACGGTAAAATATGCGAATCATTAATGAAAACTGGAATAATGAATCCTCTAATATTATTTGATGAATTAGATAAAGTTTCTAATACATATAAAGGTCAAGAAATTATAAATACGCTTATACATATTACAGACCCTGTTCAAAATGATAAATTTAATGACAGATATTTTGAAGAAATAGATATTGATATTTCTCGTTCTATGATTATATTTACATACAATGATGATACATTAATTAATCCTATTTTAAGAGATAGAATGATTGTAATAAATGTCAATGGATACAATTCTGAAGAAAAGATAGTATTAGCTAGAGATTATATTATACCTGAAATATTAAAACAATATAATTTAAAGAAAGATGATATCATATTTACAAATGAATTATTAAAATATATCATAAATGATGTTGAAAAAGAAGATGGTGTTCGTAATTTAAAAAGAGCTATTAATAATACCGTATCTTGGATTAATATGATGATATATGTTTCAATTGATTCTATTAAAATATCATTACCTTTTAATATTACTAATAATTTCTATGATAAATATTGTAAAAAAAAGATTAATATTTCATCTGATAAATATAATCAATTATATTTATAATATATTTATTTTTTATAATTATATTATTAGAATATAATGTCATTGATAAATTCAAATGATTTAAATACATTTTTATTTTTTGGTTGCTGGAATAATATTAATTGCAAAGAAGATAATTTTTTATATAGAGATATTGTATTGTATTCTATTAAAGAATTAGAAAAATCTATTGATACATTATATATTGCAGGTGATAACTGGTATAATTTTTTAATTGAAAACAACGAAGAATTAAAAAATATAATTAAAAAAGAAAGTAATAAAATTAAAGATGATGAGTTAGTACATTATTTAACACCTGTATTAATATCAGGATATTATTTATTATACGATATGAAAAAAAATGTATATATTTGTGTTGGTAATCACGATGAGGTAAAAGATAGTCAGGATGATGATACTACTGCAAATGGTAACTTTATTTCTCCAAGAAAAGATGATTGTATGATAAAAACACAAAAATATTTTATGTCTAAGATTAAAAATAATAGTGACAAAGACAAGGTTTTATTGAATTATAATGAACAGATTCCTAAATTAGAAAACCCTGATGAGAACCCAATCTTTAAATTTATCTCAGAAGTTACTAGTGATAGTGAAGAATTGTATTTAGAAAATTTGGATAGTAAAATTGATATTAAAAGACATAATGATAAAAAAGAAAAAGAGATATTATTATTTAGTGGTAAAGAAATTGGAATTAAATATTCTAAAAATTATATGATGATAATTATTAATACTAATAATTTAGATTTAGTTTATATTGCAAATATTAATCAAACTATAACAGATGAAAGAAAGAAAAATGGTGATAAACAAATATTTGTTATGGGACATTTTCCTTTGTTTTTTGTTAAAATTAACAGCACAACAAAAGTAGATGAATTACTACAAAATGTTGAAATTGCACAGAATATATTAGATGCTTTATATGAAACGCTTGTAATAAATAATTGTATTTATTTGTGTGCTGATTGTCATAATTTTAACATAATGAAAATAAGTAAAAAAATAGATGTAACTGATTATTGTTTAATCCAAATAATGTCTGGAACGGGAGGTGCTGACCCTGATTTAGTTAATGAAGTAATACCTGAATCTGATATGATTAAAATAACTACATCTAACGATAATATGATACTTATGAGATCAGAAACTCCAATAGATAATTATATAATAGAATATAACACTATAAATTCATATGGATATTGTAAAATAATAGTTGATAAAGATATAAGAGTAATATATAATAAACTAATAAATGCTGAAAAAAATAAGGAATGGAAAAGTTTAAAGGATAAATCTAGTATTATTTTAGAAGATAAACGCAACTATCAGTATTGTATAAAAAATAATGATGTATATTTTTATAAAGTAACTGGTGATATTGTATATAATGCTTCTAAACAAAATTCTTCATTATCTGAAGTAAATAATACTGAAAAAATACAAAAAATAGCAAACAGTTCTATAGAATATATGAACTTATATTGTAGCGGCGACTATATGAAATTTAATCACGTTATAAAAAATAAAGATAATAGTAAAGTATGTTTTAATAGAGCATACAAAATAAAGAAAAATAAAATAAAAAAGAAAATAGCAGAAGATAAATCAGAAACTAATACTGAATCTAAAACTGGAGATCATATAGAAGAAAAGAAAGAAAAGAAAGAAAAAAAAGAACAGAAAGAACAGAAAGAACAGAAAGAACAGAAAGAAAAGATGGAAAAGAACTAAAAAGGGAGATGTATAAAATAAAAATTAAAATAAAAAAATTTAAAATTAAAATTATATTATAAATTATAATATAATATTAGTATAAATATGCTATATAATTACATTATATTAGCTTCTTTAATAATAATCTCTATAATATGCATATCATTTGCTATTTATTATATTATGTATTATTACTTTAATAATTCGAATAATATTATTTATATGTCGGCACAAGACACATCTAAATTTTTAAGAGACGATGAAGACAAATATGTAAGTAATTTTTCTGCTTTAGATTTATATGCTAGAAATGTGAATACTTCAAAAGATTATATAGAAATAATTCAAATGCGTTCATCTACATTTACAGCAGACGAGATTCAAATATTAAATAAATGTGCATTATCTGCTGATAATTTATTACGTAATATAAAATTTAATGATATTGATTATGTTAAATACATTAATTTTAATGAATTATCAAATATTAAATGGATTTTCTCTAAGACAAATTTAAAAACAGGAAAGGGTGAAATAAATTATGAAAATGGTTTGCCTCATACTAGAAAAAACGTAATATTTTTATCAAATTATGTTCTTACAAACGATGAGGAAGAATTAATTAAAATATTAATTCACGAAAAAATACATATATATCAGAGAAATAATGAAGATATATTTAAAAATATAATTGTAAAAATGGGATATATCGAATTAACTGACGAAATGATTAGTAATAATACTGAATTAATTAAACAAATTAAATACAAAAGGTCTAACCCTGATATAAATAAAAAACTTTATAAAAAAATATCTACAGATAAGATTTCTATATGTACTTATAAAAACGATAAACCTTCTGGAATAACTGATGTATCAGGAGATTATTATGAAGAACATCCTTATGAAGAAATAGCTTATGAATTATCCGAATATATTTATAAAAAATATAAAATAGAAAAATATAAGAACATATAAGAACATGCAAGAATTAAGAATATATAAAATAATATCTATAATAAGTATATAAATGGATGAAGTATTTAAACAGGCGCCCGATGAAATGACATATGATGAAGTTGAAGTAATTTTTAATAAAAATAATAAAAATATCTTAAATACTCTAATAGAATTATGGGAAGTTAGGGAAAATACTATAAAAAATGTTTCTGAAACTCAATGTAAATGGGGTAGTATAAGAGAAATATGCGATGATTATGATAATGAAATGAAAAAAACATTAGATAATGCAAGAATTAATTCAACCATTAATCAAAATTAATAATAATTATTCTAATAAATTTTTAATATGATTAAGTTCTGTTTTATAATTATCTGTCGGTGTTTCTAATATAATTATTGGGATTTTTTTTGTATTTAGATTTGATATAAAATTATTCATATTATCAACAGATATTTGTCCATCTAACATTACAGAATGTCGATCCTTTAAATCTCCTTTTTTCACTAAACTGTTATTTAGATGAATAACAATTACATCACTGCTATTTTTTTTAAATAATATATTATATGCTTCTATTAATTCATAACCTAGTGCCCAAGTATGTGCTGTATCAAAACATATTCCCAAATACTTTTGTTGTTCTTTTGAAAAGTTATTATAAAAGTCAACAAAATCATTTAAATCTGTTAAAAGTTCGGTTCCTTGTCCTGCAGGTGTTTCAATGATTAATTTTGTTTTTAATTTTTTTCTATCCATTTCTTTTACTATATATTCTATTGCATTTCTCATATTTTGTAAACCTTTTAATAATTCAACATGCTTTCCCACATGCAAAACAATACCTTCCGCATTCATCATATCTGCAATTACTAATTGATTAATTAACAATTTAATCCAATAACAATCTTCTATTAACATAGTCCTCTTGCATTCTAGAAGATCTTTAGCGATATTTATAGTATATGGAGCATGAATTATAATTTTAAATTTTTCTTCTTTGAGATATTTTTGTACAAATGGTGCTATTTTAATATAAGTATCCATATTTGTTATAGTATTGCTTCTAGGGTTAGACACAAATATTTGTAAAGCATTTCCTCCATTATTTTTAATATTATTCATTGTTTCTATAATACCGCGCTCATCACGTTTTATATGCGCGCCTATATATATTTTTCTTTTCATACTTATACTATTAATATATTTATAAATAATATAATACCTACCTATATCAATTTTTGATACTTTTATTTGCATAAATAAAAAAGAATAATTTAGCACTTATTTTAACTATTCTATAATATTAGAATTAATAGATATATGATAAATCATCTGAATAATAATCGCTTTCATCATCAGATAGTATATCGCAATCATAATAATAATAATCATCACTATTATAACTACAAGACATATTATCTTCTACCTGCATATCTTCATATAAATATATTTCCTCAATGTCTTCAATATTTACATTTATATTTTTATTTTTATTATGATTATTGTAATATTCATACTTTTTATTTATATTTTTATAGTGATTATTGATATCACAATTTTCTTCTTTGATTTTTTTTTTATATTCATAATCTAGATAATCTCTACGTGATGTAGTAAAGAAACTTTTTGGTGGATTTAATTTTTTATTAAAGTTATCAACAATCATATTCTTATACTCACTCTCTAATTTGTTTCTATCATAATTTTTATTGTCTCCGTAAAAATCAATATAGTTATTAATAACAGAGTACATTCTCTTATTTTTAATATTATCAATGCTATATTTACGTACCATAAGATATTTTGTATAAGAATCATATAATTCCTTAATATAATAAATTTTACGAGATGTATCTGTTATACAATTATCATTATTTAAAATATTAGCAAATTCAACAAATGAATAATATTCCATATATGTATTAATTATAATTTAAAATATAATAATAAATATATCAATTTTTATTATTATATCAATTTTTGTTTGTGTTAACTATAAAATGTTATAATTGTTGTAAAAAATATAAAAAATTGATAGGGGTGAATAGGAGGATGTTTTTCACTACTAAAGGACTTCTGAATATCTAGATTAACAATTACTAGAGCATATAGCGTTGTAAAGTTGTCAATAACTTTTTCTAGATATATTAGAACTAATATAAAAAGAGATATGACGACTAATATTGTTACTGATACTAATATTGTTACTGATACTAATGTTGTCATTAAAAGCGACGACGCTGATTTGACAATGTGTAATTATCTTGTAGAACAAATGAAACTAGAAAAAAATTGTGATACTCTTCGTAAATGTCATTATGAATTTAAAATTATAAGCAAAAAGTTTCCGCCTCAAAAAAATGAATATAAGTTTATTTATGGTAAACTAGGAGAAAAAGCGTTAATTTCTATGTTCCAAAATATTGGAATTAACAGTTTAGATTTGGATATGCAGCATAAAATAGGGTCAGAATATAAAAATGATATTCAGTTGAATAATACAAGGTTTTCAATAAAGGTTAAATTAAATGATAAGGGAGATGTTATAATGATTAATTGTAAGAGCACAAAAGACCATAATTTAGATGATATCAACACTATAGTAGTTGTAATTAATAGCGGTTTAATTTATGTAATACCTAAAACATTTAATACAGATAGTTTTTTAAAAAGAGATGCCGGAAGTATCTCTTATAAAAGTAAGCTTTTTACTCATATAAAAAAGAATAATCCAGAATATATTTACAAATTTCCAGATTTGCTTCATGAAGAAATAGATAAGGTTAATCAAACAATTGAAGTTGACATATATAATCAAATATATTATGAACATATTAAGCAATAAGTTTCTAGTGTTAAATCTACAATATAACTAATTACATCAACATTGACAGAATTTCCAAATTGTTTATATGCAATCTTATCATTATTATGAATAATAAAGTTTTCTGGAAAAGATTGTAATCTAGCACATTCTCTAGGTGTAATATATCTTTTTTCCTTTGCATATATGGGTGTTTGTACTATTGCAACTAATGTAGGAAAGTAATTAGTTTTTTTAATTCTAATACCAGATTGTCTAAACTGAATAAAATAATTCCAAATACTATCATTAGTCTTTTTCTTACCCACCTGCCATTCTAATTTTCCATTAATTTCTTTTTTCAATAATACTTCTTTATGTTTGCTATACCATTCATCCCATTTATCTTTATATTTATTATAAAGTCGCAAGTTTTTAGTAATATAGTCTTTTTTCCATACAGGCAAATTATTAAATTCTTCTTCTGAATATTTTCTATAAAATTCATTACATAATATTGTGGGACTTAATGATTCGTTTGTCTCAAAATTTTGTATCATTTCATCCCATATATTTAAAATATTTTCAATTTCCTTTGGTATTTTATATTTAGATGTAAGTGTTTTATCAGTTTCTATTATTTTTTCAATATTAATAGGTATATTTGGTAATGTAAATTTAATAACCTTTTCTTTATCATAAATTGATTCATTTATGCATACAAATATAAGTCTCTCTCTCTGTTGAGGAATACCCAAATTATGCGGAGATAATTCAAAAATTGTGTCCTCTTTATTAACATAATATCCTGTTTCATTTATTCTTTTAATTATATGATTAAAGGTTTTGCCATTATCTATTTTTTTGATATGTTTAACATTTTCTAAAAACATAAACATTGGTTTTTTCTCATTTGCTATTCTTAAAATATCCTCAAATAATGTTCCTCTAGGATCATTAAGATTTCCCTTTTTTCCTGCATTTGAATATGATTGACAAGGAAATCCTGCACATAATATATCAAAATCAGGTAGTTTCTTTTCATCAACATTTTTTATATCTTTTTCCGGTGTGATACCATAATTTTCTTTATAAACATCTCTACATTTTTCATCAATATCACACGCCATAACACATTTATAATTATGTCTAATTAATGCTTGATGAAATCCACCAATGCCGCAAAATAAGTCTATAAACTTTAGTTCTTTACTTTGCATATTAATAATTTATATAATAAATAACTTATATATTAATCAATTTTTGTTTTTATTTAATTTAATATTTTTGCTATTATTTTATTAATTTGTTCATTTATTTTATCTATATCGACATTTTGAGAATGTTTATATTCTATATATAAAGTTTTAATATTTTCATTATCATATCTCATTATTAGTGATAATCTATTTGATATTTTATATTCTTTAATAGTATATTCGCATATATTATCAATATCATTAGTGCAAGGAAATGTATAGTTAGGTTGTTTATCTTGTTTTGATACAATTACTAAAATATTATTTATAATTTCTAATTGTTTTTTAATTTTTGTATATACATATTGATTATCATTTGATAATTCATAAGTATATACCCTATCTTTATGAAAATATGATTTGTATTTTTCTATACGACTTTTCTTATAAATATTATCTATTATTTTTTCTATCTTATCGTTTGTCATAACATTTATAGTGTTTCCGTTTTTACTATTTATAAAATAAATTTCAATCAAATTGACATTATCATTTGAAATATAATTGTCAATGTTTACTTTTGAAATCATTGTAAATTATAATATATATATATATCATTTTTTAGTATTTATATATAAAAAATTGATAGAACTATATAATTATATTTTAAATAAATTATGAATATAGATTATAAATTATATAATTTACAAGATGAAATCAAAAAATATTCAAATAAAAATATAGATAAGGCAGATGAACAAATAAATCAATATAATAAACACAAGATTCGTGATGATTTTTGTAATATATTACAAAATAATCTATATATATCTTCTCTAGAAGCAACAGATTTAGAAATTGGTGTTTTTAATTGTACGATTGACCATTGCATTTCCAATAAGATACAATTATCGTGGAAATGTCAATTATTTATAGATACATATATTAATATTTCACGAAGTATTTATTCAAACCTTAAATCAAATAGTTATATTGGAAACGCAGATTTATTAAAAAGAATGGTTGAATATAAGGAATTTAACCCTCATATGCTTCCTTATATGCAATGTCATAATATATTTCCCGAAAGATGGAAAAGTATTATTGATAAAAATAACTTGCGTCTTAAAGAAGCATACGAATTTAATATCGTTGCAATGTCTGATATGATTACATGTATGAGATGTAAAAGTAAAAAAGTTAGTTATTATGAATTACAAACTAGGTCAGGAGATGAAGCATCTACTCTATTTATGGAATGTTTAATTTGTGGAAAAAAATGGAAACAATAAGAGATATCACTCATAAATTCATACATCGATATCTAATATATATTCAAAACATTCTGATATTATATAATATGCGATGCCTATATACACTTTGTTTTCATCATTATCAACTAATTCAATTATATTATTATAATATCTCTTGTTTAACACGAAATGTCTTATGGCATTTTGTATTCCATAATTATATATTATTTCTTCAATATCTTTTTTGTTATACATAGGTAACATAATATGGTCGAAAATATATTTGTTTGTATTATTAATTAAAAATATTCTATCTTCATATTTAATATTTTTGATTTTACTATATATACAATCTGCAATTAAATTATTTGGATTTTTCAATATAATTTTATATTTGTTTGACATTTTATTAATATATAATTCATTTTTTTATATATTAATCATTTTTATATTATTTTTTTATTTTTGTTTCATTAGCGTTGTATAAAGATAACAATATTATAGATATGCAATCAAACATTATACCAAATATAGCACCATAAGATATTTTAATATTTTTTCATAATATATTGTAAATAATAATATAAATATTATTTGGAGAGAAAAAATGCTATAATAGAATATATATAATATACTAAATATACCAACAATTATATTTATAATAATAGAAAATATATTACTAGGTGTATCATCATAACTTTTAATTAGAAAGTTTAATAAAATTAAAGATGCAACTGTAATACATAATATAACATATAAATATATTCATCATGTTTTATATAAATATATATAATAATGTATTGAAATATATTATTATATTCTATAATATTTGTAAATAGTGTAATAGTATAATAAAATATAGTACAACATTATAAATTGTAAAAGAGATAAAGATATCCATTGAATTGTTGTTAAATAAATACCATACATTTTATTATCAATTCTATTTATATATATATATATATTATATAAAGTGCACATATAAATAAAATATTGCAAAATTCAATAAATAAAACACTTCATATAAAAATATATTATCACTACATTCCTTCAAAAGAACTACAAATAACATTATTTGTATAAATAATAATATTATTATGACGTAACATGTTTTATTATTATTACATATTATACACATAAAAAACAGTATTGATATGAATGCTGTAAATGAAAATATATAATGAAATATATGCCCTTCGCTAAAATAAATTAGACCATATATAGATAATAATAATATACTTATTGTTATTAGAGAATATATATTATTTCTTTTGTGCTCATAAAGTATTATTGCAATACCCATAAGTAACATGAAAAATAATATTATATTTTTGTTTTTTTCATTAGATATTATACTTGATATTGTATTATTATTATCATAACAATTAAATGTATAAATTATAGGAAAAAAATATATTATTAATGCCGTAACTAATAAAAAATTTTTACTATAATCCATTTAATATAATATTAATAATAATAAAATAATAAAAATTGATTTAAGATTTTAAAATATTAATTATATAACAGAATGGCGCTCGCAAATAGAAATAATATTAAACAGACTTTAAATATTACATCAGACATTTATAATATTTTTATGAAAAACAGGGTTATCATTAATAAATATAATCAACAACAATTTGATAATTCTACTTATTATAGAAATCATTATAAAAATAAGAGTTTTGAAGATGTAATCCGTCAAAATACTAGAAAACAACAATTCTTATGTACCAACTTTTGTGGGGGAAATATTAATGATTGTACCTGTTTACATAGAACACTATGAATATAGTATAATATATATTACTTGTTTACGTTCTTGTTTGCTTACTTATATGTTTAATTTTTTATGTACAGTCTCTATAGCACCTTCAATCCAAGATTGTCTATTACTATATGTTTCTCCTAATATATATATATTTTTAGAAATAAAAATATCATCAATATTTTTTTGTATTTTTTTTGAATCAATTCCTACTTTCCATAGGTGATCTCCTGCTTTCCAATAATGCATAGTAATCCATTCAGGATCCTTTATGTTTTTATCTGGAAACATTTCATTTAATATTTTTGTAATATATTTCATAACATCTTTTTCGTTTTTAAAATTATTCCAAAAATCTGCATTATAACTATCACTATAACTCACTTGTATTAATCCACTTTCATAATCTATCGGTATAATAAATTGTATTTTATTTTGTGCAAGTACTTTTGGCATATTCTTAAACCATACGTCTTTATATTTAGCATATATACGTAATAAGGTCCCTTCAACAACTGAATTAAATAAGTAATCGTATTTTTTAAAAAAAGCTATATCCATGTAATCAATCCTTTTTATAGTAAGATATAGTTTTGAATAATTATAAGTAGTTCCATTAACAATAATATATTTTTTATCATCAAATACATCTTCTAGAGTAGAAGATAATTGTATACCAACTCCCTCATTTTTAATATGTTCGTATAATACATCACATAATATTTGTATTCCATCTCGCAGTACAAAAAAATCATTATTTTTTATATCAAAGTCTTTTCGTAATGTTAGCAATCCGTTATATGCATTCATATCATATATTTCAGCAACATATCCTAAAGATATTTTTAATAATTCTACTTCGTTTGAAGGTAATATTAAGGAGAAATAATTATGTAGATTATAATTGTTCAGATTATATTTATTAGTATTTATTTTTTTTTCAATAGCATATTTCCATAAATCATCTAGACTTTTATATTGCGATTTATAATGTTTCAATAATTGTTGATCATTCATTAATTTGCCATCAACAAAATAATTTTTATTTTTATTAATATTTATAATTTGTTCTTGTAAATTAAAATCTTTTATTAATTTCATAACATATTTATGTTTCTTTCCTAATCTTCCAGCACCTGCAGAATATTTATATCCGCGATTTTCGTGAGTATAAATACGACCGCCTATTCTATCTGACTTTTCAAAAATAATAATATCGGTAGCTTTAATGCCCTGTGATAGTAGTTTATATGCTAAATATAATCCTGTTATACCTGCTCCTATTATCAAATGTTTCATTATATCTTTTAATATATTATTCTAAAATTAAAAATGAGTACATAATTTTATTTTTCTTAAACTTTTATAAACTTTTTAAAATTTATAAAATTTATTTAATTATGTACTCATTTTTTACACCTTTGGACATTTACAACGCCGTTTTTCTAATATATATGGTCAAATACTTAATAAAAAAGGATGATTATTTTTACAAATTAACGAAAAATGATTAAATAAAACAAGAAAAAATAAACAAAATGATTTGTGGAGCAGGAGAGCCAATAGTAGAAAGTGATATTATGTATCAAGATGATTTAGTGTGTATATTAAAACCAGAGGTTAAAAAAGGAATAATAGTATGGACGCATTTTACGCAACCAGCAAAAATGGATAGTTTATGTAAGTTAGGAATTAAAAGTGGAAAACAACTCCAAAGTGAAGGTATAAATTTTGGTAGAAGTAAAATACATCCATATATATTTTTTAGAGCACCTTATTATTCAATAGATATTGATTATACATCAGTAGAAACAGAAATAATTAGTTCATATGGAAAAAATGAAATAGGAACAGAACCAAGAGTTTTTATTAGAGTTGATCCAAATAGAACATTTGTATTTTCAAGTGAAATTCGTATTATAAACCCGAATGATATAAAAAAATCAAAGAAATCTATGTCAAATTATTTAAGAATAATTAGTGAAAATGCAAAAATATATGAAACATTATTTCCTCTTACTAAAACACGGAAACAACCTGCATATAATTTATTTAGTTCAAAATTAATTCCATTATCATGCGATGGAATACATTATACTGAATTAAAATATCCATTAATCAATCTTCCAATTGAACGCAATAGTGAAATACTTGTATCAATCCCGCATTTAACGCCAGATTATTTTGTATTATGCACATCATAATTTTTATCATAATGGATGGAAAGATAATACCAATACCTAATTATATTCCAATATAAATTTAAACATTAAAGTAATACGTAGCATACTACAATATCTACTTAATGGACGTGCACCATGCCAAATAGTAGAGTCAAATAGAATGAGTCTATTTGACTTAGGTAGTATGTTTTTTACTATTTCTCTTTTTTCTCTATCCCAAAAAATGCTCTCTCCCCCCAGTCAATATTCCATTCTTTCATTGGATAAAAGATAAACGTAAAAGTTTTTTTTCTTTTATCATCGTAATGTATATTACCATCATTACCATAAGTATGAGCATTGGCATAACATCTAATAAGTTTAGCATTTTTTGGTAATAATGAGATTATTTTTTCATATAGTTTTTGTTAACAATCGTGTTCCAGTACCATATCTTGTGCAAACACACCATTTGACGTATCATCTTCTGTCATATCACCTTATGATATATAAAAATACTTTGACCAATGAGGTAAGGTATCCTTCCACATAGACGTGATAGATTTGTATCAATACTTCCATTCAACGTTATTAAAAAATTTAATTATAGAAGTATTTGTTTCATCATCAAGAAAGTTGTCATATATGTAAGTAATTTGCTCGTCTTTTTATTGGTTAATTTTTGTAAAGCATCAAAAGACATTAGATATAATTAATTATAATTAATCTTGTTCTTTTTATATGATGTAAAATTATCTAGAATATATTAACGCTACAACATTTCTTCTCATTTTTCTTTCGTATTTTTCGTCAATTTCTACCAATTTATTATCACCATTTTTAATATCATCATACTCATATGTTTTCCTATCTTTTTTAATAATTGCAGTATAATGACCTGCATCTATTGTTAAACCCTTATGTAGTATTATAGAACGCAATTTCAATTCTTTTTTATCACCTTTTATATTTATGGTATTAGGATATATTATTTTAGTATTTAATTTGCCCATTATTCCAGAATTACGGTATAATTCAATTATTAATACCCCATTAGTTTTTGTAATTTCATAAGTTTTCTCATAAAATTTAACAAGTTTGCCTTTTGAATTTCTATAATAATTATTAGCGTCCAATTCATATTTATCAATTCGTATAGGTATTAAAGATGATATATCAAGAGTATCAACCCCCATTAGATAATGAGATGATATTTCAAATATCATGTTTTTAATATATTTATTTTTACCATCCTTAATTTTGATATTATTTTTGAAATTAAATATTTTATCTAGAAAGGTTATTAATTCAAATACATCTATTTGTTCTGTAAGCCAATTATCAGAATTATCAAAAAATATTCTATTACCTGTATTTTCTTTTACAAGTTCATTATAGTATTTATCTAAATACTTTCTTATAAAAAAACAATTCTTATTTTGTATATCCTCGTTTTTATTTATATAATTATATATTTTGCGCATTTCATTCTGTATTTTTGATGCATATTTACCTTTTAATGTATTTCTAAAAAAAGTATTATAAATTACTCTGTTTTTAAAATGAAATAATGCTACCATAAGACTATCAATATAGCAACTATTATGTTCATTGCTAATGTCAATATTATATTTTTTTTTTAAAATTTGTTTTCCAATTTTTCCATTAATACTAACACATCTATTAGTAGGTGGATTTAATACTTTTAATGGAGGGCAATCCTTCATATTATCTATTATATTATCTATTATATTAATATATAAATAATTAAGAATTTATATATTAAAGCGATGTTCTATAAAAACGAAGAAGGATACATAGCATTATTAAAAGACACTCTTAAAGGAGAAACAAAAAATACTAGAAATGGAGAAGTATTATCGCAATTTGGACATATGATTGAATTTGATAATATATTTATATCATTTCCATTAATAACTACAAAAAAGGTTTTTTTTAGAGGAATAGTAGAAGAACTATTATGGTTTCTTAGAGGTTCTACTAATGCAAATGAATTGAAAGATAAAAAAGTAAATATATGGAACGGGAATTCTTCTAGAGCATATTTAGATAGCATTGGATTAAGTAATTATACACAGGGTGAATTAGGACCTGTTTATGGTTGGCAGTGGCGTAAATTTGGCAAACAATATATAGCATCTAAAGAACAAAAAGAAATTTGTGATATTGATAATAATTTACATTTTATAGAAAAACCAGATAATATCAATGTAGGATATGATCAAGTTAAATTTGTATTAACAGAATTATTAAAAAATAATAATAGCAGACGTGCAGTATTATCCGCTTGGAATCCGTGCGATTTAAATAAAATGGCACTGCCTCCTTGTCATATTTTATATGTATTTAATAAGACAAATGAAGGACTGTGTTGTCATTTAACATTGAGAAGTTCAGATTTATTCTTAGGTCTACCATTTAATATTGCAAGTTGTGCCTTATTCACTATTATAATAGCTCACATATTACACATTAATGCCTCAAAAATATGCTTGTCTATATGTGATGCTCATATATATATTGAGCATATAGAACAAGTAAAAAAACAAATTGAGTTAGAGATATATAATCCGCCAAAAGTAATTATTAATAAATCTCCTCCGCACATAGATAGTTCTATAGAAGAAAAAATAGAATGGATAGAACAATTATCATATGAAGATTTTGAATTAATTAATTATAAATCTCATGATAGATTAAATGCATTAATGAAATAGTTATTTTATTTACATATTCAAGGTAAATATTTTGCATAAAATAGTCCTAAAGCAGATATATTTTATTATGCTTGACATATCGCCTTCCATTTATGAAATTTCTCATCATATGTGCATATAAATTTAATAAACGTCATTGCATTTTTATCTCTAAATGCAGTTCTTAATAATTTACTATCCTTCATTGTTTGAACTAATGCAATTCCCATAGGTTTATCGTTTGTGTTTTCACTTTCATATATATTATAAATATCTGGTTCTAGAGTCTTCATCAAATATAATATTTTATTTCCGTTTTTATCTAATATATCTGTATTGAAAGTATTAGCATTATCGTTTTTTAATTCGCATATATTATTACCCATATTATTAGTTGATGTATTGATATTTTCTAGAGACGTAATTGATGTTGAAATAATATTTTTATTTTCTTCTACATCTATAGTTTTAAATTCTGTTATATCTTTTGTTTTTCTTATAACATCAATAACACTTGTATCATCGAAATTATATAATTTAGGTTTATATTTTAAATCATAAGGCCACATATAAATACCTCTACATGTATAATTTAGGTTATTAGAAAGTTTATGAAGTTCATCGATAGATTCTTTATACATATTATAATAACATTTTACCTTATAATTACATACATCAATAGTGATATCAGGTGTATATTGTTTTTCTAGTAAATTATATATGATTTCCAATCTTTGCGGAAGTGTATTATTATTTAAATATTTACCTTCGTAACATATAATATCATTTATTAAGAAAGTCCAAGAAGCATCTTTGCATTTAACTAATTCTCCATCTAGAAGAGTATTTTTAAATAAATTTTTATCAAAGAGCCCTCTTCCAAAAATAATTCGCGGTCTCTGATAACCAGGGTGTATTTTTTTGTCTATATAATACATCGTCTCAACATCTTTATATAGAGTAAAATAAAGATAATATCTATTACCATTTGAACGTAAATTCATCATATGATTTGTTGTTACAACATTAACATTTGAACTATCCAAATTATGATGATGTCTTTGCAAAATTTTAATTTTATACAGTGTATTTAAATCATCTAATATACAATCTTTGTGTTCATTACTTTTAATGTTTAAAGCTATTCTATTAGAAAAACTTATTATACCCTGCATTTTAATTACTATTATAATTATAAATATATATCATTTTTTTAAATATATTATAAATTAAAAATATATAATATAACAATTATTTTCATAGTAGTTTTATACATATTTACATCATAGAATATTTAAATTGTACACATAATATCTTCATTTGTGATAAACACACGTTTTATATAGATTAGAATAGATGATACTATAAAAATCTTTATTTTATATATAAAACTATATTATTATATCACTACTATATAATATAAAAATATGTTTGATAATCTATCATATATTTTTTCTAAAGAAAAAGATATAATTAATAATTATATTACTGATACAGAAAGTATTAGAGAAGTTAAAAAACTAAAGCAAGAATTAATTAAAAAAGATGCTGAAATTAAATTGCTACAAAAAAGATATAATAAATTATTAAATAATTGTATTCAAATTGAATTAAATAAAAAAATAAAAAGCGAACATAACAAATTTGTGCAAACAAATAATGTATCTTGTGAAATTAATATACAACAAGAAATGTCTGATATTTCAGATACATCTTACGATATAATAGAAGAATATGAACAGATTTAGAATAGCATTTAATAATACAAATATATGAATATATAAATATATGAATTGATAATAATATATGCAAGAATTAATAAACTTGTACGATGAATGGTTTAATAATAAAGATTGGTGGTTTTCTAAAAATAGTAAAATAGATGTATATTTATGTGATAAATATTATAAATATATAGAGATTTCATATGATATTTATGATGAATATTGCAAAGATGCTAATAATCATGAAAATAAACTAATAATTGCGTGTATTATATTATTAGACCAAATTACAAGACATTATAAGCGCGTATATGACGATACATTAGATATTATGGAATATACTAAAAAAGCAGTAAATTTTTCAAATATATTGTTATATCGTAATGATTATACTATTTTTTCAATAGATGAACTTAGTTTTATATATTTGCCATATAGACACATCAAAGATATAGATAAAATTTATGAAATTACAAATAACTACATATATCTATATAATAAAAGTAACAATGAATATAAAATAAAATGCAGAAGATATATTTACGCAACTCTTAACAATATTTATAAGGATATTAATATGTTATCAATGAAAAACACAATAGCAGTTAAAAATTGGAAAGATATAAATAAACAAATTTTAGACCCTACATCTTTAAAAACAATATATATATCTTCTCTTAATGGCATTATTTATAATCATATGTTAGAACAAATTGAAAATATTAAAGATAATTCTACAATAATAATATCATTGTCTGGAGGTGTAGATAGTATGGTAAGTATGTATATTTGTAAATATATAAAAGATTTTCATAATAGTAAAAAAATTAAAAATATTATTGCAGTTCATATAAATTATAATAATCGTAACACATCTACAGATGAATTAGATTTCATAAATTATTATTGTAATAAATTGGGTATAAAATTATATTTTAGAACTATAAATGAAATAAAAAGAATAGATTGCATGCACAATGGTTTAAGAGATTTATATGAAAAAATAACAAAAAATATAAGGTATGATATGTATAGACAGAATATTAATAATGATAGAACCTATGTTTTACTAGGACATAATAAGGATGATTGTTTTGAAAATATTTTAACTAACATATCTAATAAAAGTAACTATGATAATTTATCTGGTATGCAAATATTAAAAGAAATTGAAGAAATTATGATGTGGCGTCCATTTCTTAACATAGAAAAAAAGTATATTATTGAATATGCAAATATAAATAAAATTCCATATCTTTATGATAGTACACCTGAATGGTCTGTAAGAGGTAAAATAAGAGATAAAATAAAACCAGCTTTGCTAAAATTAAAAAATAATGAAGATATAGAAGAAGGTAGTATAATAGATGCCTTCTTTGATTTAAAAGAATATATTTCAAATACGCAAAATATTTTCAATGAATTAATAATAAATAATTTAATTTCTAAATTAGATTATAATAATATTAATAAAGAATACACTGGACTTTATAATGAAAGAGAATTGCAATCTTTAAAATACTTACCTATATGCGAATTATTTTTCAAAAAAATAAAAATAAAATGCTCATATAAAGCCCTTAAAGAATTTTCAAAATATATATCTAATTATAAAGATCGCTCATTTGTATTGAGTAAAAATTGTATAATAAATATAAAAACTGATAATATTTGTAATAATTCTATTATAATAATTAGAATATGTTTGCATTCTTTTATTTCATAAATGATAAATACGAAAAAGTTTTACAAGTAAATGACAAAAAAGAAGAAAAAATAGAACTAAATGAAATAAAAATTATTAGCGAAGAAAATGAGAATTTACTTGATAAAAAGAAGAATAATGTTAATAATGTTATTGATATACGTGTAATATATAAAAAACTATTGAACTATATATCTTAAGTGCTATTCGTATATAGATTGTAATATAGCGGTATTTTTCTGTCAAAGGGATGATATAAACTACGAAACTGATTTATAATCGATGAAATTGTGTTTAGTCTGTTATTTTTTATTTCAAAAATTTTATATTTAAAAATATCATATGTATCATTTATATGAATAGGATTAAAATAATTATTATTTTTAATTAATATATTAGATTTTACAAATGGAATAGAAGAAAATGCTATTGTTACTGATAGTATAGTAATAATAACACTAGTATATTTAGTCATTTAATTATATATATATATTATAATCTTTATATTACTTCTAGTGTAAATTATTTTTCTTGTTCTCTTTCTGATAATTTGAGTGATTTATTATCTAATAATGCATAAATAGGTACATTTGCAACTGGTAGGTCAGATTTTTGTTTTTTTAAAGAATAGTCATATATTTGATACATTTCTCCCGCTTTTTCATTCTGTTCTGATATTTGTGATGTGTACACTTTTTCTAACTCTTTATCAAATTTATTTTTTTTAAGATAAGGTCTTATTAGTTCAACATCAAAACTTTCGTTATCTGTTTTGTAAGAGTTATCATATAATAAGATAGTATCCTTATTTGTACATTCAATATCATTTTTATTTCTTATAACTTTATAATCTTCTTCATATAAATTCACAAGTTTTTGGGGAGCAACATCATTGTCTTTATTAGATTCTAATTTTTTATTCATTAATGCAGAAGTGGTATACTCTTCATTTTTTCTGTTATTTATATCAGAAACTAGATCATTTGCATAAGATTTAGCATTAGAAAGTAATAGTTGATTATTCATATAAGTATTATAATAATATTTAGCATAATATCCAACTGCTAATAAAAGTAATACTATTAATATTATCCATAATATATCTTCAAAATAATTGTATTCATCTTCTTTTTTCATATTATACTTTGCTTTATTACTATATTACATTAATATTTTAATCATCGTCATTAATAAACATTAGTTTTTTTATTTTTTTACTTTCATCAGTACATTCATTTTCAAAATTTTCTTTTACATATTCTATTTTTTCATTGTCTTGATAATAAGAAACATTATATTTATTATTATTATAATATTTTAATCTTGTATTATTTTTTCTATGAAAAACTGAAAATTCATCTGCAATATCTATACATAATGGAATATATTTCCTATTTTCTGGTCTTTCTCTGAGAATTCTTCCAATTGATTGTTGAATATCTGAAATAGGAGATGCCATAATCAATGTATTTAAAGAAGGAACATTAAACCCTTCTGATGCTAACTGAAATGTTGCCAAAATAATTTGTTTTTCTGAAGAAATATTTAATTGATCTTGTTTCATTCCTCCAATATAATACCCATAATCTTTATTTGCAATATTGTGTTCTATAATAAGGTCTTCGATAGACTTTAATTGACATCTTCTTTCACTTAAAATTAATACTCTTCTATCTGGTTCCTCTTTCAATATATTAATCAATATAGATATAATATATTCAGTTCGAGGATTAAATGAGCATATATTATTAATCATAGCAGCAATATTTTCTTTACCATTCCACATTTTCTTAACAATCGAGTATTCAATATTAGGGACATAATATCTATGAATATTTACATTAACGTCAGTATATTCTTTATTTTTAATTGAATAGACTGAACATCCAATATAGTATTCGAAAACTTTACGCATTCCGTCTTTACGATTTAAAGTAGCAGATAAACCTAGAATGATAGGAGTATTTAGTTTTTTAAATGCTCTGCAAAAAACTTGCGCGCCTGTATGATGAACCTCATCTATAATAACAAAACCTATATCTTCAAAAATTTTAACATCATAATCTCTCATTGCAAGAGATTGTAAAGATGCAATAATAAAATCTTTATTTTTTGTATCTACTTTGTTCTGTTTTATAATTCCTATTTTTGCTGCAGGTGCAAACTCTTTAACAGTATCTATAAATTGTTGATTTAAAAAGTCTTTATGACTAATAAACATCGTTTTTTTTTTAATTTGACAAGCAATATATAAACTCATAATAGTTTTACCAAAACCACAAGGAACAGAAATAATACCTCCCATTTTTAAAGGATTATATGCTGCTTCTAGAAAGTTTTTAACAGGTTCTACCTGTGCTTCTCTTAATTTACCAATAAAAGCAACTGAAATATCTGCTCCACCAGTTAATTTGCAAGTATTAGGAAGACCAAAATTTTTCAAACCATAATATCTAGGTATATATATTCTATTTTCAGTTTCTGTATATAATTCAAATATAGTATCTGGTTCATTATTTTTTATACCCATATCAAAATTTACTTGTGGTTTCATAGTTAGTTCCTTCTTAATTTTTTCAATTTGCGTTGCATCCAAAGATGTTTTAGCAATACTATATCCATTTATCGATAACATATAATTTATTATTAATATACATATTATAATACATATCATTTTTTTATATGAATTATAATAGAATATAAATACAAATGATTCTTAACTCCTTAAGATTATTAGCATTTATTATTTTATTTGCAATAATAATTATTAAAGATATACCTTTTAAAAAAATATTTAAAGATGCAATGATCCAATTATATATTGCTATTTTTTGTATAACAATTTTAATTATAATAGATAATATAACCGGTTTTATATTAACTTTAGGTGTTCTTATAATATATTTTAGAGTTTATAGTGAAGAAATAAAGAAAAAAAATGAATTAGAAAAAAATAATGAAAGTTCTTCTAACAAACTCCATAAAACTGATAATAAATATCAAATAGAACATAAAGAAGAACATAAAGAAGAACATAAAGAAGAACATAAAGAAGAACATAAAGAACATATTAACACTTGCAATAAATGTTCATTATATATTCCTGAGAAAAAAAATATATTTAATGAAAAAGATAATAATGATAGTGGATATGTCCCGTATATTTCTGAAGAACATTTATTAGCTGCTCAAACAAATATAATAGATACTAATAACTATCATTTAAATATTGACACTGAAGACATTTATAAACTTGAAATTAAAAGTGGACCTTTATATAAAATTCAAGGACTTCCTGATATTAATGATTTAAATGGAGAAATTAATCATATTAGAGGATACGATATTTCTAATGAATATCTAGGTAGTTTATCATATGATATTTTATAATTTACATTATATTTCTTTTATTTGGAGGAACATATGTAATATTTAAGAATTTAAATATATCTTCTTCAGAATTAATTATATTACTCGTATCTATAATTTTTTTATCTTTTCCTTTTAGTCCGTATTCTGATAATGAATAACCTTTTTCCAATGCTATTTTTCTCATATAAATATTAAAACTATACGAACCAGTAAAATATAACAATGCAAAGTAATAATAAGAAGGATCCGCTATTAATATGTCTATTCTTCTGGCGGGTAATTCAGGAGACAATTTACACAATCCCATAAATTTGCTTTTTCCACTCGCCAAAGTCTCTATAATATATCCAGAATCAACTAGATTCGTTATTATTTTTTTTAAATTTAAATCATCACTATTTTTTATTAAAATATCTATATCTCCCATATCTTTATTTTTTCTTCTATAACTACCAACTAGTTCAAACTCGATATTATCATTTGTTTTTTTAAATATTTTATCAATAATTTTATAATGTTTTTTTCCTTCACTCATAGGAATACGCAATTCCATATCTTTATAATAAGATAAACCTATTTTTTGCTTATCATTTAATAATTCATCTCTTCTTTCGTATAATTCTTCAAATGAACTAATTTTATCCATAAGTTCATTAATTTTTACGGGACCAACTCCATATAATTTACCTAATTGTTTTTGTAAAGAAAATTTCGGATCCTTTAAAGCATTTTCTACAGCACTCATTTTTCCTGTTTCAATTAATTCTTTTATTTTTGTAGCAATTTTATCACCTATACCATTTATATTTTTGATATCATCAATATTGCTTATAGCACCTTCTGTTAATTCTATAGAATCAATTACCTTATTATATGCTCTCATTTTAAAAGGTTCTTTGTTTAATTTTTCGTAATCTGATAATATCTTTAAATTATCAATAATAAGTTGTTTATAATTATCGTATGTTTTCCCTTTTGTTTTATCAGTATTCGTTACATTTTTGCTTTTTGTTTTTTTAATAGACATATCGCCATTTGCGTCATTAATCTCCTTAGTGTTCATTCTATTATATCTAATATATTTATTAGTTTTTATTTGTTCCGGATGTAAATGTTTCAGATATCTATGTATAATAAAATATAAGATATGGTATCATTTTTTTATATTTTTTTATATTTTTTGCATTTTTATATATAATTAATTTATAATTAATTTTTCAATATATATTTATAATCTGTTGTAATAAAACCATTAAATGATGAACTTGCGGCAGTTGTATATGCTCCAAAATTTTCTACATATACCCATTCACCAACTACTAATTCAGGAAGCATTATTTCATTTGCTATTAAATCCATGCTATCACAAGTAGGACCAAATATTTTACTTTTATATAACACTTTTTCATTACGTTCATTAAAAGGTTGTATTATAGGAGTATTATGGTCAAAATATATACAATTAAATGAACCATATACACCATCATTTAAATAATATATAATAATCTCCTCTTTTTTTTCAGTATCTTTATTAATATATTGTTCGCGTTTTTTACCAATTACATTTAATACTAATATGTGCGATTTTTCTACAAAATATCTTCCAGGTTCTGCTATAAATTTTATAATATCGTTATCTATCTCTTCACTAAAAAAATCTCTTTGCGCTTTATTTATAGTTTCTGCAATTTGCTCTATATTTATATTATTATCTGAATAAATACCAGGAAAACCACCTCCAATATCGATTATATTAATATTTATATTATTATTAACTGCAATATCATATGCTTCTCTGCACGCTTTGATTGCATTATAATAATTATCTAAACTTCTACAACCACTACCAACATGAAAACTAAAACCTACGAGATTTAATTTTAATGTATTCATTAAATTAATTAGTTTCTCTACATTTTCTAATTTACACCCAAATTTAGAATTAAATTGACATACACTATTTGTATCATCTACGGCCAATCTTAGTAATAATTTAGAATATGGATGGTACAATTTAATTTTATATAGTTCCTCTTCACAATCAAATGTCATCATATCCACATCATTTGCTCTCGCGTATTTTATTTGTGAAGACATTTTACAAGGATTTGCAAAAATTATTTTATCAGGATCATTAGTATACTCTATTACTGATTTAATTTCATTTTCTGAAGCACAATCAAAATATGTTCCTAGACAAGATAATAAATCTAATATAACTGGGTTTGGATTACATTTTACTGCATAATATGGTTTAATATTTGGAAAATTAGTAACCCATTTTTCATATAATTTTATAATTTCTCCTAAATCTATTATATAAAATGGTTGTTCGCTTTGATTATTTTTAAGAAAGTCATTTATTATATCATAAGTTGTATATTCCATGCTAAATAATTTAACATTATATTTTTCTAGAAGTTGATTATTGAAACTCATATATTTATGTATATTGTTAATTTCTTCAATTGTTTATATACTATTAATGTCAAATTTTTTCCAGAAATTCTCTGCACTAATAAATAACATACCCATTCTTATCGATGTAGTTTCATCAGTTTTACTATCGCCAACAAATATACATTTTGTAGGATTTAATTTTAGTGTTTCAATAAAATTAATAACTTGACCTATTTGCGGTTTTCTACAATAGCATGTTATTGGTGCTGGATTGTGAGGACAATAAGATATAGGAAAGTCTTTTTCTTCAATTCCTAACATCTCTCTTGTTTTATTCATACATATGATAACTTGTTCTTCAGTAACAGTTCCTTTAGAAATACCAGATTGATTACTTATACCTATTAATTTATAGTGTTTTTGAATTTCTTTTAATTTTTTTCTCTGTTCATCTAGAGATATATATTTTACTGGTTTTACTTGATTATCTATAGTTGGATATTTATATTGTAAATCTTCAGTATGTCTCAAAGTACCATCTATATCAAAAAATATTGCTTTATTTCTATATTTACGCCCATCCCATTTAACGGGTTTTGCTTTTATTGTTACAATTTTTATAAATCCCTCTTCTATTTTAGGAATTTCTATTTTTTTTCGTGCAGAAAATAAAGTAGCAGGAGGAAATACATTCGGGTCTTTTGCCGCATCTGTATTTTTTTCTGCCTTACCCGTCATATATATGTGTTTATATCTTTCGAACATGCGATGAAGTGTTTTTATCTGACTATCTTCTATCGTATTTATAATGTGATGTGCTTCTATTGCAATATTTAAATTATTTGCTAGTTCAATAAACGGTTTTCTAGCATCTTTTGTAATATTTGTATTATCAATAATTACTGTAGTCTTTTTCTTTGATTCCAAAATTTCTTTCAATTTAGGTAAAATATCTGTTATTATACCTCCAGTTATATCTCTAGATAATATAATTCCATTTTTATGATATGTAGATAAAAGTTTTTTAGCATAAGTTGATTTACCTGAAGAAGGAAATCCCACAATTACTATAATTTTTTTACCTTTCATAATATATTATATCTATGATTTATTAATATTTTATTAATATCAATTTTTTTTGTTCTGTTTTATTTATTTATTTGAAAAAATTGACAAATTTATATTTTAATATTAAATTGTCCAATTGACCAATACCAAACAAAGCGATTTCCAAACAAAGCTATTTCAAGAAAAATATAGATAATTATGTTTAAGCATAATTATTTGGAAGAGATACCTACAGATGTTATTGATATTATTGATAAATTCGCAAGTGAAGTAGATTATAACATATATGTAAAAACATATAGAGATCATTTTTCATGGAGAATAAATAATTTTATAGACGACAGGATGCATAAGATTATATGTAGATTTAATTATACATTAAAAGCGGGAGAAAATTCTAAGAATTTTATTAATCGTGATATTATAGCAAATAAAAAACTCAAAGAGCATATTATTACTATGATAAAGTATATGAAATTACCAAAGATCAAAAAAATTTTAAGAAAAAATTTTATATATAATGCTAAAAAGGTTTACGAACGCATTAATCCTAATTGCAAAAAAAATATTGATTGTTATGAAAAAGAATTGTTAGCCGAATATATCATATCAGGTTATTATGCTTTTGTATTTGTTAGAAAAATCCAAAGTGTATAATTGGGGATTAATTAAAATGATTTAAACTAATAAATCTGAATTCATTTGATATTCATGTCCATCATCGCCGCCTTTTTTTTTACCTTTTTTTTGTTTTCTAAAAGATAACGAATTTAATAAATTTTTTAAAGGATTAGGACTTACCTTCTTTACCTTCTTTACGTTCTTTACTTTTTTTTTCTTTCCACCAGTGAGTTTTAACATTTCTTGTGCTTTTTCAAAAGCATTTAAATATTCATTGTAATTATACCCTCCATTTTGTAAATGTTCTCCATTAGTAGAAGGAGGAGTAGAAGGAGGAGGGGGAGTAGAAGGAGATTTTTCCATAGCGGTAGAATTCACCATAGCAGTAGGATTTTTATCTTTTTCTTCTTCTTCTTTATTTACTTTAAAGAAAAAACCTCCTTTTTTCATTTTAGCAACTTTAGATTTTTTGGCAACTTTCGATAAAAGAGCTTTTTTTGCTGCCATTTTTTTTACTCTTTTAAGATATACAGATAATAATACCATTTCGCCTTTACTCTTTATATATTCTCTTGTACCCTTTGGTTTTACATATATTACTCTTTTTTTATCGTTTATAAAAACAGTTCTAACTTTTTTATAATTCATTCAAATCTTCTTCTTCTATAAAATAAAGAAGAAAATAAATATTTTTCATATTTTCAAATATATAAAATAAATAATTATAATAATAGATTAGAATAAAAAAATACTATGATAGAAAAATGTGCTATTAGTAATATAAATAATAATATGCAATTTATAGGACTAATAATTTTACTATTAATATTATGTATAGTATTATTATATTATATTAAAATTAGCAGCAAAACACATAATGAAATTATAGAAAAATATACGAATGGTATCACTTCAAGTTCTGTAAATAAATCTCCTTATTTAAATACAAGCGGAAAAAGTCCAGAATTACAAAATACAACAGATGCACATAAAGACGCAAGATATCCTACTTCAAATAAAGCAAAAATATCTACTGCAACACTTAGACCTTGTCAAATTCATTTTAATGACGACGGAACAAGTAAATATATATATGAAAAAGATTGGAAAGAATTTAATACATTAATAAGTGAAGAAGATGGTACAGTTTATAATGTGCCTTATAAAAAATTCGGTAATGATAATAATAATGTAAAAGATTTTATAAATTTTAATGAAACAACAAAATGTTTTAAAAAAAAAGATTCTTTTAATGATTCTTTAAATACATATAATTATAAATCAAATGATTTAATTAAATATAGATTAGATACATACATAGAAATAAACGTTGAGGAAAATAATAAATATGATAAAAAACTATTTATGCAAATGAATTTTGACAAGCACCCAAATAATGTTCATCCTGGTAAATACAAAGAAAATGTTCTAGACTCTATATGTTCTTACAATTATAATAAAGATTTGACATTAGGTAACATAAAATTATATAGAATAAAAATAGTTCCAAAAACAGGAATAAACGAAAATATAAACGATTCTTTAATTACAAGCATAGATTATGTTACTATAAAACCAGTTAACAATTCAGAATTTATTATTTCTAGCGAAAATGAAACAAAAACTGTATTACCTGAATTATTGGTTTCTAATTCAACATTTTATAAAATAGAAAATAACGGGGATATCAGATATGAAATAAAAAAAAATGAAGTATATGGAGATGCTATAAATGGTATTAATGTTAAAGTATATAAATTTAATCGTAATTTAGATTGTGATGATAATGCAATCAAATCATATGAAACTACAGATATGCGTTTTAAATCGGAAGATTTAATTAGTGTTACAAATTATATTTCTGAAATTATAAACAATGGTAATCCATTTCCTTCAGATATTCATATTTCTAATATACAAGATATTATAGATAAAGATGAATTATCTGGAAGGGTAATTAATGGAATAAGCAGAGATATTATTATAAATTCATTAAATTTAGTAATTAAAAAAAAATATGAAACTAAAGATGAATTTTTACAAGCAATTTATTATTTTATATGTAAATTAATTGTCTATTCTAATCATCAACTTGTAACTGATGTTATAACATTAATTAATAATAATGAATTACAAACATCCAAAAAAAAAATATTTGTAGATAGTTTTGATACTTTTTCAAAGTTTATTACTCTATATCAAGCAAATACATTTGATGATATTAGAAAAAAACAAATCTTTACAGAAATAGCAAATGATAAATTAATATTAAATAATGCAATATTTTCATATAATTATGAATCTGTAAAAATAGTAAAATTTAATAAAATTCCATTTGATTTAGAAAATGTTTATGAGGTTAAAATATATACTATAGATTCCATTGATAAAACATTAACATTACCAGAAGATACTTTTTGTGATATATTACTTGTAGGAGGTGGTGGAGGAGGAGGTAAAAATGCAGGATGTGAAGGAGGAGGAGGGGGCGGAGGTGGAACAGTGATTCATTTAACAAATTTTAAATTAAGATCGAATACGAGTTATAAATTTGAAATAGGTAGAGGTGGAGTCAAAGCATCAGGCGCATATAACAATACTATTTATGGAGGAAATGGAGGTAATACTATAATTTCTACATTTAATAATGCAGAATATATAATAGCAAAAGGAGGTGGTGGAGGTGGTCCAGGTACACCAGAAAAAGGTACATGGGATGTTAATAATACAAATAATGGAGGTTCTGGAGGGGGAGGTTCATCGTTTGGTGGCGGGGGCGGAGGAGGTTTTTTTGGTGGAATAGAACATAATATAGGTAATTTGTTAAGTTATAAACAATATGGAAATAATGGCGGAGGACTGGGTGGAGGAGGAGGTGGGGGAGGTGGAGGTGCAGGTAGTTCTGGCGGAAGTCCAAATGGAAATAATGGAGGAAATGGTGGAGATGGTATTAATATACCCTTTATTGATAATAATTATTATGGCGCCGGAGGAGGTGGAAGTACGGGTAATAGTTGCCAAGGTGATTGGGCTGCGCCTACAGGATTTAATGCGGGTAAAGGAGGTAAAGGAGGTGGTGGTGATGGAGGAAGAAGAGCAGAAACAATAGGTATTGACGGAAAAGAACATACTGGTAGTGGTGGCGGTGGAGCTTCTTATAAGGAAGCAGGAAATGGAGGATCTGGTATTATTATTATAAAATATCTTAAAAGACCTACAATTATTAATGGTAATAAAGGAGAATTAACAATAAATCCTGTAAAATCTAATATTTTTAAAGACGGTCTTTATTTCAAAATTTTTGATGGATATTATGGTTCTGTAGATTGGCCTGTTGGTTGGCATTACAGTAATGCTCCAGATAATTTAAATTATACTAAAGATGGAAATGGAAAACCAAGAACATCTAATAGATCTGGTAATAACAATATTAGTTCAGGAATTGTAACTAATATTTTAAATCTGGTAGATGGTACTAATAATGCTATAAGTGCAGAAGATACTTACAATTGGGAACGTTATACTGTCGAATGGCAAGGATATTTTTATGCTCAAAAAACAGGAACTTATCATTTTCATACAGCGAGTGATGACGCATCACACTTATGGATAGGAGAAGGTGCATATACCTTAGATAAAAATAGTATTACAGTAAATAATGGTGGTTTGCATGGTAGACATGGAGTTACAGGTTCGATATATTTAAACGAAGGTAATTATTATCCTATGAGAATATTATTTGGTGAGAACGGTGGTGGAGATAATATGACAGTATATTTTCATCCTCCTGGAGATACATGGATTACAAATGGTTTTGGTTGGTATTATCACATACCTGAAAGCAAAGATATATCTTCTGATTATATTATTAATTTTAATTTAAAAGATAAAGAATTATTATTTCCAAAATTAATTATGAAAAATACTGATATTGATGTAAAAATTAATGATAACTTTAGTTTAAAATTGCTTAAAGATGCTAAATATTTAATAACCTCTTTTATCAATAAAATACATATATTTCAAGAAGATATTAATTTTATTAAAGAATTTAAACATAGTGGTAATAATGAAGATCAAACAACTCATTCTATACAATTTGAAAAAGATGCAATTTGTGATATATTAATAGTTGCTGGAGGTGGAGGAGGTGGTATGGATATGGGAGGTGGAGGTGGTGGAGGAGGAGTAATTGAATTAACTAATTTTAGTGTTAAAGCAGGAACTTACAATATTACAGTAGGAAAAGGAGGAAACGGCGCTCCAGCAGGAGGTACAAATAAACAACCAACATCACACGAGTTTAATATTAATGCTATGCAAGGATTTAACTCTTCTTTTGGAACATACACAGCAATTGGAGGTGGTTATGGAGGTTCAAGTTATCAAGATTATTATTTAAAAGGGCAAGGTGGAAATGGAGGTTCAGGTGGTGGAAGTTCTGGATATTGTTATAATGAAAATTCAAGTAGAGCAGGACAAGGAACCGCGGGACAGGGAAATCGCGGTGGTTATAGTGCTGGTCCATGGTATGGTGCAGGTGGAGGTGGAGCAGGAGAAGTGGGAGGGGGGCCTTCTACGAAGGCAGGTGGGGCAAGAGGAGGTAATGGTAAATTATCAAATATTTTAGGTATACCATATTATTGGGGTGGTGGAGGAGGTGGTTCATCTTATTCTACGTCAGGTGGCGACGGGGGATTAGGAGGTGGTGGAGGAGGAGCTGTTGGAAATACAAAGGGAGGATTAGGATATAATAATGGTTCTCCAGGAGGAGGTGGAGAACCTGGAAGGTGGACAAATACTCCCGGAGGTAATGGTGCACCACATACAGGAGGGGGCGGAGGAGGAGGTTCGCATTATAATGAAAATAATAAGGGTGGTGATGGTGGTTCTGGTATTGTAATTATTAAATTAAAAGGATATAGCGTTTATGAAACAAGAAATGAAAATATAAAAATAACATATGATATTAATGATGATTCTGCTGTAAATCTTAAAAATGCTCAAGATAATAAAAATATTATTATAAATACAAATAATTATATAGAACAAATTAACCCTAATGTTTATAAAATAGGTACAAAAACAGAAGAAGAACATTATAAGAAATTTTCAATTATAATATATTCATTGACTATAGGAAATATAACTTTTGAAAAAGATAGAAATTCTGGAATTATATCTACAAATGACTACGAAATTACAACAAATAGAGATAGTAGTTCAGATATTAAAAATACTGTTATTACTGTTATATTTTATAAGAATGTTACTGGAGATATTTATATGAAATTATCAGGGTATTCAAATGTATTTATATATAATATAAATAATGATCCTAATAAAGATCTAAATAAACCTAAAATCGATATATCTAGAGATTTTAGAGATTATTTAGCAGTAAAAATTCCATCTAAGGATAGTAATATAAATATAATTTTTGGTTTAGATACATATAATAGAGATGTTCAATCAAGAATTAATAATCGCACAAGTGTTACTATAAATTCTAATGGTTATTTGCAATTAAGTGGTATAAAAAATGATATTACAAAAGATAAGTTAGAAAAATTACAAAATATTTATAATAATGTTAAAAAATTTGATTCTCAAAGCAGTTATAGAAGACCAACAATTACAATTAATAATACAAAAAAAATTATAGATATTATGCCATCTTTTAATACTAATATCGTTTCTTATGAAAATCCAATAGACAAACATCCAAACACATACAGTTCTACATATAATATTCAAGATGTTTCAAATAACTATATTTATTTTAGATATCCCAATCAATAAAATATATACATATTAAGTAGTAATGGAAGAAAAAAAAAATGGAGGTAAAATGAAAATAGTTAAAACAAAAAGTGTAACTTCAAAAACAAATAAAACAAATGTATCAAAGTCTCATCCTCATAGTGGCATAATGTTTTTAAAAGGTCTTAAAACGTCATTTGAAATAATGAAAGAAGAAAAAAAAGGTTTTAAAAAAGGTGTTGTAAAATTGAAAAATAAGGTAAATCCAAATACTTTTGATGATTTTGTTAATAAATTATTAAAAAATAATAAAAATAAACCATTTAATTTTGTTTCTATGCCATCAAAATTATAGAGCAATAGAAAAAATATTTTTTTTCAGTTTTTTATACATAGTGAAATGTATAATTAATATAATCAATCAAAATATATAACACATACTTATATTTAATTTTTAATTTATTAAGTTCTTATTACATAAGTATAATTTAGTATGTAGATTAAAATAATATATTTTATATTCATAATATATAAAGAATAATGAAAAAAAATAAGATAATATTACCTAAACCAAATACTAATGAGAATGTAGATACATTGTTTTCATCAAGATATATATATATTGATGATGAAAAAAACGGAATATTAAATATTGTAAAAATTAAACATAATTATACTGATAAAGTGAAAACTAAAACATCTAGTGATAAAGTGAAAACTAAAACATCTAGTGATAAAGTGAAAACTAAAACATCTAGTGATAAAGTGAAAACTAAAACATCTAGTGATAAAGTGAAAACTAAAAGTCTTAGATATTAATATTATCTTAGATATTAATAATATCTAAGATATTATTAGATAATATGACTTCTCTAAAATTAACTAAAAATGAAACAAAAATTAATAAAAATCTAGATGATTTATATGCACAAAACAAAAATATAATAATAGAATGGCTTGACAAAATTAAAGTTTATGATTTTTCCAAGGATAATAAATTACCTGGTTTACTTAATAAAAATAAAATACAAATTAATACTGAAAAAAGTAGCGGTATTTATAATTTAATTTTAAAATGGATAAAAAATAATATGGATAAATTTCCGAATTATGATTTTACAAATATTCCCTCGAGCAACTTTATATCCTTTAAAAAAAGTAATAGTAAAAGTCCTTCTTCACAAATCAAAAAATTCATTACAGTAGCAGATGTTGAATTATGGTGCCGTAATTCAAAAATACACCCTATTAAAAATACTCCTATGCTTACATTGAATATGGAATATTATAAAATATATGAGAAAGCATTTTTAATATTAAAAAAATATAAGGTTCCTTATGATTATATGAAAACTATTCTACCTAAAGATTATGTTTTATTTGGTGGTTATATAGATATACTTTATTATTTATGTATATATAAAACCAAAGAACGTATTATTAATGAAGTATATAAATTTAATAAAATAGAACTTGCTGTATGTAAAATACTTACTGTATTATTGAGAAGTTATATATTATCTATAAAAGAATATATTACTTTAATTGGAGAAAATTCGAATATGGAAAAAAATGAAATTAATTTATTAAAAAGAACTTTTTATGGAGGAGCTTATTCTAAGATTTTTGACTTTGTAGATTCGTTAGTTACAGATATGAAAATATCATTTATAAGTAAAAATTATATGCATATTTTAGATTATTCAGATAAAATAAAAAAATTTAAAGAAGATAATTATTTAATATGCTATTTTATAGATTTCTTAGATAATAATAAATTAAGTGACGGAATAAATATAATAGATTATTTAAATATAGAATATGGTAAATATAATTTGTCCAATGATAAATCTAATTTGTCCAATTATAATTGGATTCTGAATATTATGTATATTTACAATAGATATACGCCTTTTTATAATGATATTAATGATTGTTTTAATCCTGCGACAGGTATAATAGAAAATTACGAAGATAAGAAACTCCTCCCTATAAAAGATCCATTAGATGATTTTTTTGAAGAATTTGAGAAAAAATTAGAAGAAATTAAAAAACCTATATATTCACAATTAATTGATTTAACCACTTTTAAACCTAAAGATAATTTAAAGTATTTAAATGATGCTCAATATGCAGAATTTAAAATAGAAAGAGATCGATATGATGCTTTATGGAAAAATTATCAAGAAGCACTAACATCATATGATAGAACAATACATGGTAGTTCTCCAAAACCTCCTACTAAACCTACAATAACGCTTCCTTGGGGAAAAGTACATACTATAGCAAGAGAAATAGATCCTATACACATAAAAGATGAAGTTATAGAAAAATTTAGACAAGAATATGCTAGAGTACAACCTATAATAAACGAATATAACATTCTTAAAAATATGTCATATAAGGAATTAAAAAGACGCATGGGGAATTCTCCAACAAGTGCTGAAATGCAATTAATTGCTGATAATGAATTACTTAGAATGACTAAAGAAGAAATAATAGAAAATGTTCTATATGATTATTCAGGATTAGCTGATAAATGTAGTGAAAGTATAGATATATTAACAAATGAAGAATTAGATGATGAAAATTATCCTTTAGCAAAATTGCAACTTATGGTAAGATTTAAGGTTTATATTACTGGGACAACAAAATATAGAACAGAATGTATATATGCACCAAAACTCTATAATTATTTAATAAAATGTATAAATAATAAAGAGTATTTTGTAAATCCTGTAACTAAAACAAGATATACAGAAGAACATATAGAGGAGTTAATGAAGGTAATGAGAATAATAGATCCCTATATAGAAAGACCTGTATTCGTAAAACACAGAAATGATACATTATTAAAATTAGAATATAAAATTGAAACAATTAATTATAATAGCTTACATGAGAGTTTTGGAAATATTAAATCTATAACATATTATAGATTATATTTGTCTCGTACTTTAGGTGGTACAGAATATATTATATATAATTTATGTACTATACCTGCTAATATTGAAATAGATGGAGATTTTGCGTCAGGTACAGCGGATATAACATCAAGTACTATGTTATTTAGAATATATAAATTATTCAATGATGGAATTTTATTATTTAACTATACCCCACCTTACTATTATGTTTCTGAAACACAAAATCTAAATTACCTTTTTGTTAAAATATTTGTTCATTTTAATAACTTCAGAAGAACTAAACAATGGATTAAAGATAATGTAACAAAAGAACAATTTATAAATATGTTTAAAAGATATGCTGAAGAAATTAATAATTGTATGCATTAATTTTTTTTGTATATTTTTTACATAGTTAATTCGCAGGTTTCTTCATAGGGTTCTTCACAGGGTTCTTCACAGGGTTCTTCACAAGGTTTTTCACAGGGTTCTTCACAAGGTTTTTCACAGGGTTCTTCACAGGGTTTTTCACAGGGTTCTTCACAAGGTTTTTCACAGGGTTCTTCACAGGGTTTTTCACAGGGTTCTTCACAAGGTTTTTCACAGGGTTCTTCACAGGTTTTTTAACAATTTTTTTTCCACCATATTTTTTATGAAATTTTAAGGATTTCCAATAACGAATAGTTACGCGATTTAAGAATATTTTAAAATGTGTATTTACAAGTTCAAAGAAGTCATTATTTGTTACAACGTTATAATTATCGCTATCTATAAATGGAGAACTTTGAGCAGTTATATTCGGTCTTCTGCTTTGAGAATATAAACTAAATGCTTCTTCATTCATAATATTTACTAGTTCTTGTTCGTGAGAATTTAAATTTACTCCGTCAAAAATATTTTGTATTTTTACATTTCTAAATATTTTATTAGGACTTGAATCATATATAGGAATACCTCCAAATCTAGAATCAGTATCATCCCATTCTACAATCTTATGAATTCTTTTTAGATTGTATAATAATAAAAATTTTAATACATTTCTATAAGATTCTATACCTGTACCACTTTTGTCTTGAACCATTTTAATAACTTCAGGTTTACTATCTAACAATGCTGCAAAATATTCTTTAGGATTATAATCATATTTTTTTTCTGCAAAATTTGGTACACCATTATAATCTTCCCATAATTCATCTAAATCTCTTAAATCATTTTTTTTAGCAGACCATATTAATATCGAAAAAGGTATTTTTTTTCTTTGTTCATTTTTATATCTTATCCAAGAAGGAACAAAATATTTTGGTAATTTATCTTCTATTTGGTCTTTATTTAGACTATCGTCTTCTATAATAATTTCAAGTTCTTCTTCTCTTTGTATTTCTGAAGGAGTTCTATCAAATATACTACGTCTCGCGCCTTGCGAAGAAGCAGCAACTGGTTGATATTGCATACTGCCCATAGCAGCAGGTGATTGTTGTATAACTGATGATGTTCTACTTAATGCATTTCCTAAAGGAGGATAACCAGTATATATTTGTTGAGGTCGTGGTTGTTGTCTAATATTCATTCCGGCTTCATCATCTTCAAACATATTTCTAATTAATGCTCTTAAATGTGGTGCATCAGTATAATTGCCACTCATTTTATTTATATATCTAATAATATGTTATATTATTAATAAATTTTGTATATAAAAATTACACTAGTTAATTATTTGTAATTATGAAGTGTATAGATATTGAGAATATTGTAGAAAATAAAATAAATAAACATTCTAACGACTACAAGAATACTATATACACAGATAAAGAATATAATATTGTTTCTAAAGAATTAATTGATAATATTGATAATATTCATAATAATAATGATGTTATAAAGTTTCAAAAAGACATACAAAAAAAATATAAAATCTCTTTGTCAAAATCTAATCTTATATATTTTTATAACTCATTAAACTTAGATAATAATAGATTAAAAAAATTAATTACAAAGAAAAAATCTAAATCTAACTCGGGAGTTGTTGTAATTACAATTTTAACTTCAGGTTCACCGGAATATATCGATGATGATGGGAAAAAGGTTATTGGAAAATTTAGTTGTAAACATAATTGTGCTTATTGTCCAAATGAGAAGGGGCATGAAGGAAATAATTGGATAGACCAACCGCGTTCATATTTATATAGCGAACCTGCTGTTTTAAGAGCTAATGAAAACAACTTTGACCCTATATTACAATTTAATTCTCGCGTAGATACATTGATTAAAATGGGGCATGTTGTTGATAAATTAGAATTAATTGTACTAGGAGGTACTTGGTCTAACTATCATAAAAATTATAAGGATCAATTTATTAGAGAGATATATTATGCTGCAAATACTTATTATGATAAGAGAGATATATTATCTTTAGAAGAAGAAATAACTATGAATGAAAGTGCAAAAATACATATTATTGGTTTAACTTTGGAAACGCGCCCTGATACTATAACATTAAATGAAATTAAAGAGTTCAGGAGATATAATTGCACAAGAGTTCAATTAGGAGTTCAACATACAGATAATGAAGTTCTTAAAAAAATAAGGAGAGGGCATTCTATTGAAAAAGTATATTATGCTATTAAGTTATTAAAAGACAATGGATACAAGGTTGATATCCATTTGATGCCTAATCTCCCGGGTTCTTCTTATGAATTAGATAAAAAAATGTTAGAAAGTTCTTTATATGACGAGAGATTGCAAGTAGATCAATATAAAATATATCCTACAGCAATTGTTCCTTGGACACAAATTAAAACTTGGTATGAAGAAGGTTCGTATTTACCATATGACGATTATCTATTATTTGAACTTATCAAAGACTTTAAAAAAAATGTTCAAAAATGGAAAAGACTTAATAGGATTATTAGAGATATCCCATCCACATATATTAGCGGAGGGTATAAAGATAAATATGTAAATATGAGACAACTATTACAAGATGATATGAAAAAAAATAATTGGTGTTGTAATTGTATAAGATGTCGTGAAGTTAAAGATAATTCTGTTGATATAAATGATATTCGCATAGACATAGAGACATACAAAGGTAGTTCTGGTGATGAATATTTTATATCTTTAGTAACCGATAAATATCTAATTGGATTTATTAGATTACGATTAATTAAATATGAAAATAAAGATAATATGGAAAGAGAACAATTGTCAGTATTACATAATTCAGCTCTTATTAGAGAATTACATGTATACTCTAATATGAGTGATGTTGGAAATAATGTAGAAAATTCATACCAGCATAAAGGATATGGAAAAAAATTACTAGAAACTGCTGAAAATATTTCAAAAAAAGAAGGATATAATAAAATTGCTATAATTAGCGGTACAGGTGTACGAAATTATTATAGAAAAAACGGTTATGAATTAATAGATACTTATATGATTAAGGTTTTTTAAGTAATTTCTTTAATTCTTGTAAATTTATCCATTTTTCATCAATATTAAATTCTTTTCCAAAAGATATTAGATATTTGTTATTTTTAAAGTTTTTTACCCAATAATTATTATTTAATTGCAAACCAATATAATCACTAGAAGAAGGAGACTTTTTATTTTTTTTTATTATATATCTATATTTGCTACTATCTGCTAAAATTCCATGAACTCTTATATCCCCATTTGAGTATAAGAGAACTTCAGTAACTGCTTTTCCTCTATTATCATTATAATATTTAGCATCTTTGATACCTTTAATATTCTTTAAATAATTGATATTGCTATATGATGTATCTGCACTTACTGCTATTAAATTTTTATCTCGAATAACAAGAGGACAATCTCCATGAGGTTTATGTCCTGTAATAATATTTTTTATACCATACTTATTTAAATGTTCAATTACATTTTTATTTATATGGGCGCCGTTACCATTTTTTAAATTATTAGCATATACTATTGTTATATCCTTGTTATATCCTGGAACAACATAATTTATTATGTTATGTGCTTTTCTCTTCTGTGTAATGCCTCCATCCTTAGGATTTTTAATGTATTCTTTTAATTCCTTATGAAACCAATTATTGATTTCTTTTGCCCATTTGTGAATATCTTCTATTTTATTTTTATTTTTTGGTATTTTTCCTATATTTTTTTCATTTATAGCACCATGAACAAAAATATGTTCTCCAAAAATATGTACTAATTGCCCTTGCATTAAATATTTTAACATATAATTATCATTAGATTGATTTATATTTTTTGGTTTAGGTAGTACAGAATTCAAAAAACTAGATATAACATCATTATCACTTATATTATTTATATTTTTTTTTAAAATTATAGATAATTCTATTCGTCTTTTTTCAAAACCATCTTTGTTATCCATTGTTCTCTCGACAATATATTTTAATCTATTTTTAAGATTGAGTTCATAATTATTATCTTTTAAATATTTTCTTAATGTAATGCGTACACTCTTATCTTCCCAATAAGGATAATTATCATATTTTTTAAGAAAATTCTTATAATTTGAATATTTTTCTGATATTTCGGAAGGAATACGTAACTTATTAGCATCTCTATTTCCTATTATAAATATAACACGTTCAGGATAATCTTCCTTAAATTTTAATAAAATATTTACAAATCTAATATCTGAATCACCTCTGTCTTGTGTATCTCCTCCATATATAAAAATACTATCATTCTTTTTAAATTTTAATCTATTTTTCTTCTGGCATGTCCATTCAAGTATATTGGATATCTTAACATATTTATTAAAATAATCCATATTTCCTTCAACATCAGTAACATATCCACAAACCTTGTATTTACATTCTTTTGAAATAGAAACCTTTCTTGTATATTTTTTATTATTACCACCTACATAAATAGTATTCTTACTAAAATCATAATTAACAGGATGTTGGGCTGTTAGTCTTTGTTGTGGTTGAGTATTTACTTTTTTTTGGTCTGGTTCGGAGGATGGTAGAAATTTTTTAATTTTACCTGTTAAATCTGTAAAATTAGTTTTAATATTTTCTAATATACCTGGTGGTTTTATATCAGAAGTATTTTGAAAACCATTATTATATTTATCAATTACATTAAGCTCTTTGTAACTATCTAAATTTTTAGTAAAATTGCAAATATCTGAATTGTCTTTACAATCTGTATAATCTGGTCTAAATAAATATTCTTTTTTATAAAATTCGTCTTTCTCAAATATTTTGTTTATATTTGTTTGAAATAAATTTCCTACACTATTAAAAATATTATTTTGACTATTATGATATTTATCTAATTGCGTTATAATATTAGAATCATGATATTTACTTATGGATAAATTATAATACTTTATTAAATCGGGAGTAATAATCTTATATATATTACTATTAAATACTATTAAATTATTCATAAATTTTTTAAAAGCGTAAAGTAAGTATTTATCTTTTGTATTTTTAATATTTGTTGTATCTTCTAAATTATCAATTATATATATATATGTATCGTTATTAGGAACAAAATTCATAAATGTTGAAATATAATTATTATATACATGATATATTTGAGATTTTTTCATTTCAATTTTTAATTTGTTCATAAATAATTTATAATTATTATCTATTTTTAGATCATTATCGAAAATATTTTTCTCTTCTGCTGATAAATTATCATTATCACTATTCAATATTTTATTCATTGCACTTTTAAATTTTTTTTCTTTATCTAATACATTTAATTCTGCATCTTTTGCTTTTGATATATCTTTATCTTCTTTTCCTACTAATGGTATTGTTTTACTATCTTTACTATCGTTTTCTATAATAATTTTATCTATTTCTCTATTATTTTCATCCCTTCTAGTTTCTATCTTTAAAGTTTCTTTTTTCATTTCTGTTGCATATTTTATTAATTCTTCTCCTTCTAAAATTTTATTATTTAAACTAAAATTATTACCTTTTAGTATTGCTAAATTAGGGTTAAAGGTATTTGAAGAATTAGCAGGATCATTCCACCATGTTGTTACACACATTTTATCTTCTGAAATTATCATTTCAATATTAGCAAGATCTGGTTTGAAATTCATTTCTGTCCAATATTTATAAGCACCTCTTTCTCTTCTAATTTTTTCTGCATCTGCATCTTGAAATGGAAGAACTATATTACCTAAAGATTTTATAGACAAATTTTCTTTACCATCTTTAACTTTAGACATTTGCTTTACATCTTCAGTTTCTAAACTTTCCACATTTTTTTTATGATCTGAATTACCCGAATTACCTGCATTACCTGCATTACCTGAATTATCTGAATTACCTGAATTATCTGAATTACCTGAATTTCCTGAATTTCCTGAATTATCTGCATTACCTGAGTTTCCTGAGTTTCCTGTGTTACCTGAATTACCTGAATTATCTGAAGGATTTTTAGACAAATTTTCTTTGTCTTCTACAACTTTAGACACTTGCGGTACATCTTCAGTTACTAAACTGTCCACGTCATTTTTATAATTTTCAATATATTTTATAATTTCTTCAATTTCTTTTTTAGAATTATCTTTTAATTTTTGAATGCTTGAAATATTTTTACTATAATTTTTATTAATCAAATTAATTAACAGTTTCTTTATATTACTAATTACTATGTTTATTAATTCAGATATATCAGTTTTATTATTTGTTTCTTTTGGTAATTCTTTTATAGCATCTAATGCTTTTTCTACATCTTTTTTAATATTATTCATACTGTTTTCATCAAATTTATTAATATCTGAACTTTCCATCGATAAAAAATTTAAAATTGCATTTAAATATGTTTCATTTCCTTTAGATTTTTCTGCTTTATCATTAATATATTCTATATCTTCATTAAAAATGCTTAATAAAATGTCCTGCCACGATGGTGCTGACCAATTTTCTATTTTTTTTTTAAATTCTATTACATTTTTTTTTAAGGAAACTGTATCTATTATTTTTTTTTTATCAACATTAAAAGTAGCAATCAAATTATTTAATTCTTTTAAACTATTTTTAACATTATTTTTCAAAGATGTTTCATCTATATCATCGTCTACTCCTAATTTTTCAAATTCTTTAAAATCCTTATTTATTTTTTTATCCTTTTCATTATCATCGTATGTTATAAAATGAAGGTATTTTGCTATTTTTTTTAATTCTGCTTCTTCACTTAAAATACTATCCTTATTAATTGATTGTAATATGGTAATAAAATATTTTTTGAATATATTTTCATAAAACTCTTTATTAATTATTGTTAAATATCTTGACCTATCATAGTCGCTTGACATAGAAAATTTTCCAAATTTATTATTAAGAGAACTTTCTGTCGCTTTAATTTTTTTTATAAAATTTGCACATAAATGTAATATTTTCTCTTGTCTTTGTATGAATATTTTTTCATATTTTTCTATAGCGTTATTAATATCTCTTATTTGATATGTAAACGCATATTTTGCATCTTCTCCTTCACCCCCTTTTTTACATTCTATATTATTTTGCGAAATATATATTTCAACGAACTTTCCTTCGTATTTAACATATGTTTTATTATTTTCTTTAAATATATAATAATTTCTATTATTTATTTTTATCTTACTATTCGTTTTAATCATAATATAAATTAGTAAATATATACTATTATATATTAATATAAAATAGATTTTATAATAAAAATATATAAAACTATACTACTATATTAATAAATAAGTATAAAATGGATAATAATAATAAAGAAATTATTAATGATGATAAAGAAATTATTAATGATGATAATAGCGTAGAAAAAGTAGAAAAAAAAGTATGTGCAGATACAAAAAAAGTCCTATCCATATTTAATTCGTTTCTTGATGAAAATAAAACATATACATTAGAAGAATCTTATAAAGATGCTGTTAAAAAACAAAAAAATAATTCTCGTTCTGGTGATGGAGAACAATCTGTTAAAAGAGAACCTACTAAATATAACATTTTTATCAGAGAGGAGATGCTTAAACTTAGAGAAACAAATTCTGATATTCCCTATAAAGAACTTATGAAACTTGCTGCTAAAAATTGGAATGAACATAAAAATAATTAATTTATACACTTGTACTTAATATATATAATAAAATCATAGCGATTGCTAAAATTAAATATATTATAATTAGTATACCTAAAGTTATAACTGGAGATAATATAATAGCAATAAATATATTTACAATTATAGTTATAAATATTAATAAATATACAGGAAATCCTGGAATATCTTCAATAGAAGTGCTAGAACTAATCATATTACTCCAATTAGGAAACATAGAATTAGTATTGCTACTTGTAATATTTACATTTGAATATGTAATTCCAGTAGTAGAACTAGACACTTTGCTAGAAGTTTGTGATGGATTGTGATTTATATGAGTATTCAGTTTTTTTTGTAATTTATCACAAGTTGAATTTATATTAGTAAATTTGTTATTTAAATTTAAACATCTAATTTGTTGTTCATACATTATTTACACTATTGTATTCTTCTATTATATTATATTCTTATTTTTTCTTTGATTTAGAAAAATAATTCTTATATATGTAATATAATAAATACAAAAAACCTATAAAAAATATTAGTATCATTATAATATATACAATCATACCAGTTATAGATGCAGTTCTACTTACCATACAATAAAATGATTGATCTTCAATAGGACAACGTTCAATTGTATTTGCTCCTGAATTACTCATTAATGCAGAACTTCCACCTGATAAAGCAGCGCCTGCAACACTTCCAGATAAACCTCCTGCCATGCCAGCAGCGCCTGTGGTACCTACTGCACCAGCAGTACCTGCGGAACCTGCGGATCCCAAAGTATCTGAATAACCTGTTTTACTACCGCGACCCTTAAAATTTTCTCGCAAATATGCAACCATTTTATTAATTCTAATATATTAAAAGATAATTTATATTTTTTTACTTTTGGAAAATAATATATTTATAAAATATATAAAAATATATGTAACTACTGTAAATATTATCAAATATTTAGCGCTATATTCTTTAGTATTTTTATTACCATCTCCACCTCCTTTTCCTCCTTTAAAATTTTCAAAAAAATATTTAGATGCAGTGTTATTATTATTTTGCATTATATATTATAATATAATATAATATTAGAATATATGTCTAGTATTGTAGAAACATTCGCTATAATATTAACAATAATTATTAGCACTTTAATTATAATATGGGTTATTAATAAAAATAATAATTTAGATATTGATTATAATAATGTATATGTATCTACTGGAAAAAATAAAAATACTATAAAAGGCGATGGCGATAAATGTACAACAACTTGTGATGCTCTTGACCCTGTAAGCGATCCTAGATATAATATGCAACAAATTATAAAACAATCTATATTATTAGAAGAACATTTAACGAATAAAAATAAAAGATGTCGTGATTGTATAACCAAACACTTCTTACATATTATTGGATTAGCAGAGGAAGCAGAAATGTTAGCTACTAAAAATATCAATAAATATCCTTTAATTAATGAATCAGTTATATTATATAATGAGTTATTTAAAATTTGGATTAAAAATAAAAATTTAAATAATAGTAGTGAAGATTATATATTATACTGTACAGATAAATTACGCAATCACAGAAAACAACTAATAGTAATCTATTTTTTCAATGAAAAATATAATATATCTGAAGAAAGACATAATTCTGAAGATAAAATGTAATTACGATAGATATTTAATAGTTTTATTTGACATAGCGTGTGTCAATACATTTTTAATAACAATAATAGCACGTTGATGAGCGTCTAAATGATGAGGGTGTATTTCAGATCCCATTTCAATATTAGGGTACGAACATGGAAATGTCGCTGTATAAGTATTTGCAGTAGAATAAAGCGCTACATCAGCTACTATCTGAAATTCACAAGAAGAAAAATCATATTTCCCATTTACATAAAATTTATTTACTAATTTTTCTGCACCCTTGCGAGAAACAATATACATACCTGCACAAGGAAGCAAATATTTCCATTTGATAAAATGTAAATCATTACTTAATAATAAATTATTATATAAAAATTCTACTGTACTGCCGTAAGAAATGCATAATTGCAGTATTTCAAAATTTGGCGGCGCATCTTTTATTAGAGTATCATAATCAATATTGTAAGGAAGTAACATATCATCTTCCATTATAACAAACCATTCGTCGTTATTATTTGCAATACCTTCCTTCATAGCTTTAATATGACTAGAAATACATGCAAATTCATATTCGCAATTTATACAACCTGGATGTTTGCATGTTAATGGACGTTTATTTGCTAAAACTTTATCAAAATCATCTGGTGTAATAGCAGAAACCCTTACATTATCTATGTTTTTTTCTTTAAACTGATTTTCCATAAATAATTTTCTTTTAGTACTTTTATCTAAATTAATCCAATAGTGTATCATAATATAATTATATAATTATATTATGATATAATATTATTATAATCTATGTTAAATCTTATATAATTTAATATTTATAAATGTATATATTTTATTGTGGTATAGTAGTTATATTATTTTTGTTATTATAAGTTAAATGAAGTTGGAACTCAGAAAATTTGATCCTACTAAAATTAAAAGTGATTCAGTTGTTGTATTTATAGGTAAAAGAAATACTGGAAAAAGTTACTGTATGAAGGATATTATGAGTTATAATAGAGATATACCTGTAGGTGTAGTAGTATCTCCTACAGAAAGGGCAAACGGATATTTTGAAAAATTTATTCCAAAAATGTTAATATATGATGAATTGGAAGAAAAAATAGTTAGCAAATTTTTATCACGTCAAATAAATATTACTAAAGATAGAAAGAGAGAACTAGAAAAACATGGATCTTCTACTATTGACCCTCGTGCTTTTTTGATATTAGATGATTGTATGTATAATAAATCTGTAACAAAAGACAAGAATATAAGATGTATTTTTATGAACGGAAGACATTATAAAATATTTTTACTTATAACTATGCAACATGGTTTAGGATTACCTCCTGATCTTCGTTCAAATATAGATTATGTTTTTATTTTTAGAAATAATATCGTTAAAGAAAGAGAAAAGATATACAATCATTACGCAGGTATGTTTCCTACATTTGATGTTTTTAATCAAGTTATGAACCAATGTACTGAAAATTTCGAATGTCTTGTTATAGATAACAAAATACAATCTAATAATATAAATGATAATGTTTATTGGTATAAAGCACAAGATAGTAATTATAAATTGTGTTCTCAAAATTTATGGGAAATGCAGGCACTTCAAGATCAGCGAGATTTAATGGGTATTGCAGATGAAGAAGAAGATACCGAAGATTTTGATCCAGGTGTCTTTATTAAAAAGAAGAATTCAAAAATAATCAAGGTTAAGAAGAACCAGAAATATTAAATATATATTTTATTTTTTAGCATTCATAATATCTTTATGAATTACTATTTTTACATATGTAAATGTAAATAACAATAAGGCATGTTATATTAATTATTACAGAGGATACTATGAATATATTGGATACTATAGATATTATATTATTTAATGATGTATGTATATTTGATGGAGATAAAACAATTATTTATGAACAATATAATAATAAGTTTACGTCAATAAAATTAGACTATTAGAAGAATTTTAGTTTTTTATTTTTTGCATTTGAACTATTATCTATATGTATCTCTTTAACTTCTTTATTTTTACTATTTTCTTCTTGATTTTTAATTTCTTCTTCATTAAATATCTTATATTTTTTTTCATTATCAATAATTGCTTTATTTTCTTGTATTTTGTTTTCAATATTAATAGGTAGCAAATACTCTTCTTTCTGCCTCTCTTTTGTAGTATCTGTTTTTTGAATAATTTCATCTTTTTTATAAAAAATATCTTCTTTTTTTGATTTATGTATTTCATTTTTATATCCATATTCTTCTTTATTATTAATATCTATAATATTATCGTCTTTTAGAAAATTATTTAAATTATTGTTATTAAAAATAATTCTATCTTCTTCGCCTTTATCTATATTATTAAAATCTTCTTTATAAAAAACTTTTTTATTAAGACAATTTGTTATTTGTTCTACTTCATACTCTGAATTACTTATTTTTTCATCAGTTAATTTTAAAATATTATTAGTTTCAACTTTATTTTCTATTATTTTTTCGTTGTGTTCAGCATATCTAGCATTTTCAGCATCTTCAGTATTTTCATCTGCTTTTTCAGTATCATCTGCTTCTTCTGTATCTTCAGTATCATCTTCATCTTCTTCATCTTCTCCATCTTCTTCATCTTCTCCATCTTCTCCATCTTCTTCATCTTCTCCATCTTCTTCATCTTCTCCATCTTCTCCATCTTCTCCATCTTCTCCATCTTCTTCATCTTCTTCATCTTCTTCATCTTCTTCATCTTCTTCATCTTCTTCATCTTCTTCATCTTCTTCATCTTTTCCATCTTCTTCATCTTCTTCATCTTCTTCATCTTTTCCATCTTCTTCATCTTTTTCATCTTCTGTTTTTATATTATTCTTCTCTTTTGTGGTTTTAACATCTTTCTTTTTATTAGAATATTTTTTATCATCATCGCTATTTGTTTGTTTTACATTATCAGTTAAATTATCTTTAATTTGCTGAAATATATCATCGAATGGAATAAAATCTCTAAAAGTTTTCTTTATTATTATTTTAAAATTTTCTTCAATAATATTTAAGTTATTTTGATGTTCTGAATCCTTTATATTTTTATTATTAAATAAATAGGCATTTTTCCATGAAAATATAGAAACATTAATATAACATTTATGGATGAAATCCTCTGGAGAAGGTATTTTTATTTTGATGTTATCAAAATAATCTTTATATTCATATATTTTTATTTTTATTGTTGTTATAATAATAATTTTAATTAAATCTGCTAAATATTTGCATCTAGTTGTCTTAACAATTTTCTTATATTCTTCGTTTATTAAATTATTATTCCATTTTTTAATTTGCACTAACTCTTTTTGAAATTCTTTAATACTTCCCTTACGTTTAGAACATTCACACCATATTTCATATATTTTTTTAGATATAGGTATTGTTATTATATCTTGCATATGCTCTATATATTCATTTTTTGTTTCAATTAAACCTTCCATATATATTAAATATAAATTATTATTCTTTATATAGCGAAACATAATTAATATACTCTATGTATTATCTTAATTGATATCTAATTTTACCTATAAAAACCCTATTGGAAAAGCCAGGCGGCGGTGCTGGCAAAACACTTGCACCTATACCTGCTTTAACTTCAAATACACCGGGCTCTGTTGAAGTTGTATCTCCTAAAGCCCCCGTCCACACTGCTCCAGCTCCAGCAGGGGTATCATATGCTATACCGCCGGCGGGCGTGACTGGGGGGACGTGCGGCGGAAACCTTATTGCTATACATACATTAACATTTTGATCAATATTTATGAAAAAAGGTGGGTTAAAAGTGTCTGTTGGAATTTGAATTATATCTCTATTATATGTTAAAGATCCACTAGTAATAAATGTCCAACCATGATTGGTTAATGAATCAATAATATTTGGATCAGTGACTACTCCGAATCTATAATAAAAATCAACATTCCTTGTTATAAAAGTGGTATTGGTATAGTTCGGTTTAATATCAAAACCTACTATTTTTATATTTCGCAGTGCTTTAATCCCAAATACTAAAGCTGTAGCACCAATGTTTCTAAAGGTAAAGTTTGCGCCAGCATTATGTACACTGGTAATAAGGGGGGTTTTACTTTTACCATAAAACATATCTAATGATATAGTTGAATTAATATTTGGAATACCAGATACGCCATTTGTATAACCTGTAGATGCATTTTGATAATATTCATCCATATCAATAGGGTTTGTTCCACCAAATACTGTTTGGAGGTCTGAAAAAGATATAACAGAACCTGTTGCTGGCATAGTCATTGTTATACTATTATAATTGTTATACTATTATAATATTATAATATAATCTAACATAATTAAAATATAAAATTACACATATATATTACACCATATGTAAAGAAAAATAGATAATATTATTTATTTTTATTAATGCTTACTAATTTATAAATGAAGATTTAACTATAAATGAAAGTGTCAAGATACATATATTGGTTTAACTTTGGAAACGCGTATTGATGCTATAACATTAAATTATATTAAATAGTTCAGGAGATATAATTACATATGATTTATATTTAGAGTTAAGCATACATATAATGATATTCTTAAACCTTTTTATTTCAAAAGTCAATTTTTACGTTAAAATTAAAAATAATAAAATAATAAAATAATATAGCATATAAATGTCTACAGAGTGTTATGGAAAATATACATACTTTGCTGACACACCGAATATACTTTGGCAGAACGATGATGCTAAATTAATTATAGGTAATTTTTGCTCTATAGCAAAAAATTTAAAAATATATTTAGGAGGTAATCATAGAACAGATTGGGTTACAACTTATCCATTTGGTCATACATATCAAAATATTTTTAATAGTTATGATGGACACGGTCTTCCATCAACAAAAGGAGATGTAATTATAGGTAATGATGTATGGATTGGAGATAATGTAACAATTATGTCAGGTGTTACTATAGGGGATGGTGTTGTAATTGCAAATAATAGTCATGTAGTTAAAAATATAGAACCATATAGTTTAGTTGGGGGAAATCCAGCAAAATTAATTAAATATAGATTTTCACAAGAACAAATATCAAAATTATTAGAAATTAAATGGTGGCATTGGGATGATGATAAAATAAACCAATTCGCACATGTATTATGTAATAATAATATTGACGAATTTATAAAATTAGCGTTAGAAAAGTAAGAAATAATTGAATTAATATTTGGAATACAAGATACACTATTTGTATAATCTGTAGATGCATTTAGATAATATTAATCTATATTAATATTGTTTGCTTCACCAAATACTAATTGGAGATATAAAAAATATATAATAGAACTTTATGCTTACATAGTCATTTTATACTGTTATAATATAATTTAACATAATTATAATAGTATTAACTTAAAAATATAAGGGTTATTATTTCAAATTTCTATTGTATTCTCTAAAAGGTATAATTTATTATTTTATATTTAATATATTTTCTATTTTTGCATATTTTTCTTCTAAATTTTTATATTTTTTATTTAACTCTTTTATACCTTGTAATAATATAGGAACTAACCTTTCATAATTTAATGTTAAATAATTTTCTCCTGATTTAGAAATAATTTTATCTGTTTTTTTATCACAAATACTATCAAAAGGTGCCAAAGTTACTAATTCTGGATAATATTTTTTAATTTCTTGAGCACTTACTCCTATCTCATTTTTACTCTTATCATAACCATAAGATGCCGCTAAATCATTGCAATTATATTTAAATACATTTATGTTATTTAAATCTTCGAGAACATCACTAATATGATTTGTAATCGTTTTTAATCTTTCATCAGAAAAATATGCTGTAATATCACCAGTACACGCTATATCTCCTTGTACCTTAAATATACAAGTACTTGGCGCCGCAAACGTGGTACTTCCTATTGTTACTTTGCCGTCACTATCAATTGTCATTCTTGTAGTTTTTTTCGTAGATAATACTATATTGCCGAGGTCTTCATTATTTAAAATTACCATATGATTATTATTATCTTTTCCAATATATGATCCCCTCTCTGCGGCACTTGTTGTTAGATTATCTGTAAAATATATAAATACTTTTGAACTTTGGGTGGGATCGCTATTTATTCTATGTAAATGCAGAATACTACTAGTGCTAGTTGTACCAATACCTACATTAGTCGAAGAACTATCATTATAGATACTTGTAATGATAGGGGGATTGACCGTAGCGATACTTTTCCAATAACTAGAGGAGATAACGCCTGTTGTAGCATTAATTTTTATACTTGTTCCATCAACTATTACTCCTCCAATTATCCCATCTGTAGACTTAGGTAATGGTCCGTCAATATTACTAAATGCTAAATTATAACCATTTATTTTGTATTTACTTGCAGTAGGAATATTGATACTACCATTTACTTCTAATCTATTACTTATTCCAGATATAGTACCTATACCAACATTACCTGAATTATAATATATATTAGCAGCAACATCTGTTGCATTAGTCCATTTAGATGATGCAGGTGCTGTACCTGCTAAATGACTATAATTTAATTGTTCATTATTAATTCTAAATGTACTTCCTGTTGGTATATTAATATTTCCATAAACA